CGAGGCCCGGCGAGCCATCGCCGCCGACCCGACACACGTCCACGGGACCACCCACACGGCCTACGCGTGCCCCGGTTTCGTCGCCATACAGGTCTGCGATGACTGCGGAACGACGGTCGCCGCTCTGTCCGAGGCCGCACAGGAGAAGGGAGAGACGGGATGATGCTTCGCTACTGGCGACTTCGGTTGCGGCTGGCTGGGATCGTGCATCGTGACGGTTCGACCGGGCATGAGTGGCGCTGTCGTCTCGCGGAATGGCTGCACGGTAGTTATCAGCATGGGTACACCGATGACCGCTGACACTCCCGACCCCCGTCCGCCACGGCACCAACACGATCCCCAACTCGCGGACCGTTGCGACGGCTGCGCGGCCGTGAAGGCGGAACTAGCCATGATCGAGCAGCTGGGTGGTGCCCCGATGATCCGGCAGCTCGCCCCGCGCGAGTACGAGGTGCTCCGGCTCCAGGCGCTGGGCCTGACCGGGCGCGAGATCGCCCACTCGTCGGGCCTCACCGTGGGCACCGCCGGGCTGGACGTAGAGACGTTGGCTGACTTGCTCACCATGCGCCACATCTTGGAAGTGGGCTTCTGCGCTGAGTCACATCTCTATGAAGCGAAACGGGTACTCGCCGCCCGGCTCCGAGAGTCGACCAGTGGATCATAGGGGGTCTAGTGGATCATAGGGGTCTTTTGTATCTCGGTGTCATGTTCGTGAGTTTCTGGATTGGAGTCTGCGCTCGCACGGGATGCATCCATTGAAGATAAGAGGGAGGTGGGTTCATAAGAGAAAGCCTCAACCACAGCACAAAGCAGATCCGCATTACAACGCGGCCGGCAATTGGGTATGCTTCATATGTCGCGAACCGGTCAAGAAGAAATAAGACAGTTTCCAGACGCGGACTGCCCCATACATCATGAGCGATTTGTGATGTACGTTAGGAAGAATGGGTATCTCAACAAGCGATGCCTGTCCTGTCAGCGCGAGCGGCAATCTAAAACTCACCATGGAGGTCCACGATGTAGGAATGGACACCTCAAAACGCCTTGGACCTGGATTTGGCAGAAAGGCCGCCACAGGTGCATTACTTGCCGGCGCAAATCGAATGCAGCAGCAAAGAGGAGAAAGCGTGCCAGAGCAACAGCTTCCAATACCTAACGATCACCCCCACATCGTCGACTTGGTAATTGAGGATCTACATGCACGCCGTCGAGTGGGCATCGAGCGGTATGGAACCGCATTGCAAGCGTTTAACGGTCGGAGCGCTCTTCGTGATCTGTACGAGGAGCTGTTGGATGCGGTGCAGTACGCGCGTCAGGTGATTGAGGAAAATCCTGGAATCGACCGTGACCGAGGTGGGCTCAGTTACAATGAAGAACAGCGGCGGGAGCTGCTATCATTCGTCCAGTTAGCAGCTGAGAGAGCGGATGCCGCTGGTAGTAGCGAAATTCGCGAGTTTTTCAAAGAGGCAGAACGGTTGGCAAAGAAGTACGGTGGACTGCCCTTTGGGTGACCATTAGAATTGCCCAGGCGATCACGTGAGGCCCATCAGGGACTTCCCACCCCAACCTTGGTTATAGGACTGGGTGACAGATAATGGTAGAAGTAGTGGGGAATCAGAGTATGGTGAGGAAAGAGCATGAAAGCTTGGCAGGAAAGAGACGAATGACACGCAAGGAGTTGGTTACCGAGAGTTGGACTCACCTAGAGATGAAAAGAGATATGAAGCACCGAATAGGGCCGTGGGATAAGTGCCCACTATGCATGCATCTTATCAGTCGCAAATGCAAGATTTGCCGTAGCTACCACAGGGCATTGCATCACAAGAAGACCGCGTGAAACGAATTTGCCGGGTCTGTGGAAAAGAGAAAGAGGGGAAATACTTCTACAGTGGTCAGGGTAACACTTGTAAGAAGTGTAACAATGATCGTACTCGGAAGGCAAGAGCCGCCAATCCGATAAAGTACCGAGCTACACGTGCAGCAAGAGAAGCAACTCCTGAGAGAGGTAAGAAAAGGCGCGAGACACGGTTGAGGAGACGATATAAGCTGTCTCCAGCACGAATCGTGATGATGCTTGTAGAGCAAGACTTCAGATGTAAGATTTGTGATGTTCCAATTACCTATCCTGGTGCTGAAAGTGAACCCCAGACTCACCCAGATGCCACTGAAGCAGTGGTGGATCATAGTCATGAAGATGGGCATGTAAGGGGGTTACTTTGTAGTGCTTGTAACGTTGCTCTAGGCCTGTTCTTGGATAACTTAAGGATCATCAAAGCAGCTTACCATTATATTAAGAATGATCTCAGCTCTGCGCGTACATCTACGGGAGGCTAATTTGGAACCCCAGGGGATGACCATACATCAAGCATCAATTGAAGGAGAAGTGGTTTGTAATCACCATATTGCTCCTGGTACCTTCGAAGCATGGCACTGCTTCACAGACCGCAATTGCATCTGCCTAATCTGCCCCACTTGTGACGCTACTGTTCACTTGAAAATGGAATGGTCCTCTTATCCTCTTCGTATGCCCACAGAGGATTAACTGTCACCGCATACCAGATTGAGCCGTTATCTGATGGACATAAAGTGTCCCCATACCGTATGCCCCCTTAAGGGGGCTATTATACGGATGAGGTTACACTTTAATGTCATCCACCTCAGAAAAACCGTCACTACTGTACCAATACTGTTTTAATCGTTTTGGGGACAGTTTAATCCTGATAGGTTTACTCCCTTGTGAAGATGCGACGGAACGACCCCCCTGTGGTGAAGAAAGTTCCCTTAAGAGGCGTTTTTGTGACCCGCGAAAATTGTCATAATCTCTTATACGGGGGTTCACCGGCGTTCCTAATCCCCTTCCAAAAACTTTGGACGAGAGGTGGAACTGGGAAAGTCGAGCTTACCCAATTTTCAATCTCAGTTCCAAATCAACCGGCACAGGAGCTTGGGGCGGAATCTGGAGGTTCAGGGCAAAGCCTTAGGAACTCAGCCTCACCGGCTGCCAAGTCGATATGATGTGTTTTCTGGATCTCATTGACAGGATGAACCTAGGATGGGACAATATGGTCACGGGACGGCCAGACCGTCGCGGGGACGGGCCAGACTAGGAGGTAGAGGATCTATGGACATCATCAAATGGACGGGGACGAAGAGGTTGGGGCGCCTCCACCTAATTCGCAACCGCCGAGACTATGGCCACCGCGGGTACTACTTCTTTCACATGGGGCAATTCCGGGGAGTAGTTCTCAACCGCTGGACCATTATCCTCAAGGTTCGTTGAGATGACTCGACCAGCCAGCCTTCGACCCCAAAAGGCATTCATCGGGAAAAACAAAAAGGCTGGTTCCAAGCCACTCGAAATCGACTGGGATCGCATCGACGACTCCTATAACCACCGGGCGAACGACCAACTCAATCGACTCGAACTCAAAACCCTTCGTCAGGACCTCATTGACGCGGAGGCTAGGGGGGCATACTCCAAAGTTCGCAAAATTCGCCGGGCAATCTCCCACCTCCTAGAAGCTAACCTCGCCATATCCGCTACCTGGTGCAATACCTGCCTCAACTATCTCCACCGCTGCAAATGCCCCCGGGTTGTCCGAGAAGGGCTCCACCCCAGCACTGTCAGGGCCATCGCAAGGAAGGAGGTTAGGGACCTCGACCGTCTAGAGAAAGTTCGACTTCAACTCAAAGCCAAAATCCAAAACACTTAGGAGGCAGACCATGAACAACTACGACAATCCCCCGACCACCGAGACGACCACCGACCGCCTCGTGCGGATCATGGACGAAGAGCGCTCTCTTCACATCGCAGCCGACAAAGATGTTGCGCTCCTTCCTCACTAGGCAGGAAACGGATGGTAGTGGTACAGCCTTAGGAGGTAATCAAATGGATCGAGAAGAATTCGTCGCTCGATACGAAGTCCTCAATGACTTCTTTGACCAAGGATTAGATCCTTTTGAGGAGGAAACCCATAGCAAATTCCTTCAACTCACGGGATGTGACTTCATCCTTTGGACGGATCAATCCAAGTGGAATACGGATAACGTCATCTTATCTATTTGGGAGGCAGCCAACGGTTTACAGCGATCCTCTTGGGACCCAGAAGTTGGCCTCACGGCGTTCATCTGGACCAATGACGATCCATCTTTCACCTTCCTTGATGCTAACAGCCCGATTTGGGCTTCGGAGGCATGATGTGGACCCATATTTGGGATCGGGAAGGTGGATGGGCCAACATCGGGAAGGTGGTTGGACCATGAGGATCAGCCAACACAGGCACCTACATCATAATCCAGAACCAAGTGGTACAGCCTTAGGAGGTAATCAAATGGAAGCAGAACAGGTTCTCGTCAAAATCAATAATGGACGGGGAACCGCTGATTTCAAATCCAACGCTCGCCGCATCCTTCGTTTGGACGCCAAAGCCATCGCCTCGAAGAAGGTAGAGGTCATCGGAACACCCGCCTCCGCTGTGGCAGATGAAGAAGCCCATTGGGGACCACGACGAGAAGCTACCCGAATCCTCTTCGATAGGGGCAATTCCATCTTCATCAATATCAAAGGGTTGAGGCGCCGCCCTTACACTCACACTTATGAAGATAGGAAGTGGGGGAACCCCATCGTCTATGTTCGTTTTGAGTATTGCCTCGAGGATGCACAGGCGATCCGGGCGCGGTGGAATGCCCAACGACCCAACAACCGGAGCCGCCCTTGGAAGAAGGAAGAGGGACGAGCATTGGATATCAACCGATGAACACACTCCTTAGCCGCATCGGCCTGTGGTTCCTTCGTCGGGCTGGATATCCAACCTGCCTCAACGAGAACTGCACATGTGCTTACGGTTGGCCTTGCCTCGACTGCGATCCAACTGATACGGAGGAGACACACATCTGCCCAGGATGTGGAAGGGAACACTATTTCGCCGAACCTGAGCAGGATCTACGGGGTGATGTCACTGTCCATGGAGAGGCACTGGAAGGAGAAGATCAAGGATGAAGATCAAATTCGAGGCTTACGACAGCGATAACATCGTCCATGAACTGCCGGGTATCCAACTGCCCTGCAATCAGACAAAAGCCGAAGAGGCGGATCTAGATCATTTAGATGAGGATGAATACATCCACGTCATTGAGATTCCAGATGATTGGAACGCTCCATGGAATCCGAAGAAGAACCAATATGGATCGGAATTCATGCGGCAGTTCGCTAACTGGGCACATCGAGTATCCGACGCAGCTCTATTCGTCTCCGGGGATGACGACTACTTCGATTACTATCCCGGCAACATCTCTGCCCTCGTTGGGATAGGCGAGCAACTCGATGATCCGAGAATCAAGGAGATAGTTCAGGGGGTACTCCAATACGTCTATGATGTTCGTTACTACGACCTAGAACCGGAAACCATCGTCCCTTTCGAGGAGGTGGAGGCATACGAGGAACGCCGTGACAAGGCACTCTCGGAAGCGGCAAAGAACTTCCGTGAGGCTTACTGGACTTACCACATTAGGAACTGGACTTACCACACTAGGAAGTATCGAGATGACTAGAGTCGATCCAGGAGTAGTCGAAGTCATTGAGGACTTCGTCAATAGCTTCGAGCTGGAAATGGTGGCAGAGGATGCTCCTTGGTCAGAATACATCTGGCCATATCTGGAATACCGCATCAAAGAACAAATCCCAACCGACTCCTTAACGGAGGCAAACTGGAAAGCATTGTCTAGAGATTTGAGAGATTGGTGGAAGAACGGAAATCTTTATCATTGGGAAGAGGATGAAACCAATGCTTTCGGAATGGGCAGATGGAGGATGGGAGATCCAGATTTCTCATATGAACTATGAAGGATGAAACGAGAAAGTGGATTGAGGCAGTTAGACAATCAGGAGCCTCAGCCCACCATCAGACAATGGCAATCTACGAGAAGTTGGTTTCGGAGGAACACCTATTCGACAAAGCCTTCTTCGGACACAGGGCCACAAGGAAGCAGAGGAAGCGCCTGACCCACCTGTGGAAGTTGTCTATGCAGTTGGGCGGGTTGAGCAAAACTCCAGTTGATGGGATTTCTGGATCTCCTATTACTCCGGAACCAGAGATGGGACAATTGACGGGACGACGGACGGACCAGACAAACCCCAATCTGGAGGAAGTATGAGAAAAGATCTACTCAGGCCCACAACTCTTGAGGAATATATTGGGCAGGAGGGGATCAAGGATCTACTTCGAACAGCTATCACAGCCGCACGAGGAAGAAACGAACCACTTGACCATATCCTACTCAATGGGCCTCCAGGGTTGGGGAAGACAACGCTCGCGAACATCATCGGAAGGGAGATGGAATGGAAGATAAAGGCAGTCATCGGCCCAACTTTGGGTGGAGCTGCCGATGTGGAAAAACTCTTGGCGATCAACTGGAAACCACTCACAATCCTATTCATTGACGAGGTACACCGAGTACGCAAGCCTGCCCAAGAGGTACTCTACCCGGTGTTGGAAGATAACGTGTTGCAGTTCTCTAATTCCAACATGGATTTGGCGCCGCTCACGGTTATCGGAGCCACAACTAACATAGGTAGATTGGAACGCCCATTCATTGACAGGTTTGGGCTTTCTTTCCAACTGCAATACTACACATATGATGAACTTGCCGAGATTATCGGAGGTTCCGCTGAGAAGCTGAAGGTAAAGCTGACATTCGCAGCCATTGACCAAATCTCATATAGGGCAAGAGGTACTCCCAGGATAGCGAACAACATCCTGAAGCGGATTCGGGATTACGCCGATGTTCTTATGCCTAAAGAGGTAGACGCAGTATTCGCAGACAAGGTAATCACTGACAAACTACATATCGACTCCATGGGGCTGAGGCTACTTGATCATCGTTATATGAGAGCCTTGACGGGTGGCAAGATCTTAGGGGTTGATGCTATCGCATCAAAACTCAATGAGGAGGTAGAGACAGTTGAAGATGTAGTTGAACCATACCTAATCAGACTAGGGTTCATCAATAGAGAAAGGACAGGAAGATGTCTAACGGTGGAAGGCGAGAAGTATCTGACATCCATCCCACGAACGTTCGGCCGGTAGAGGCTGCAAAGTTCATTACACTGGAGCCCAACTATGAGGTTACCGGGCTCTTCATTGCAGAGGTACTATCTCAGGAAGGCTATGAGAGCACTGCTGCCACTCGAACGGCAGTACGCTCCCTCATCGAACACATTCGCTACCTCACGGCAACTGATCCACCAGCTGTGGCACGCATCTTGCAGAGGTTGGAGAAATGACGAGGCAGAAGCGGAGAGGGGACAACATCCCTCCCGTCTCCGACTACGCCCATTGGAATGAGGAAGCGGAGGCCGTGTGGTACTCCGAGAACAAGTACGACATGGAACATGCCGATGAGATCATAGAGGACGAGGAAGACTCAAACTTCTATGATCCAGATGAGGAGAGTTCTAATGGTTAGACCAGGAAGTAAGGAATTCATCGAGCAGCCGGACAATTGGCCCACCTGGCCACTGCTACCCGTGAAGAACCGGGAGAGGCGGGATGACTTCGGTCCGAGCACTGGGTTGATCCATGCTGCTCAACTCACTATCGTTCGTCTCGGGAACATGTTCGACATGAACCGGGAGAAGTGGGATAACGCCGAGAAGCTCGAATTCGCAGATGTTCAGGCTTTAGTAGATGCTGGATGGGAGCCCGACTGATGAAGTGGTACGGTAAGTGCCCATTTCTGCCTCGTCAATGTTCCATTGAAGAAGCGGAAGGACTTCGAATCATTCACGGGAGAAGAAATGGAGGTTCACTACCAACTCTGGCACCCCGAGAAAATGAAGAAGTCGGGCTATGGAATGCCTTACTTCAAGCAGCTTAGTGAAGAGGAAATCTAGAATGAGGCTCAAGAAGAACGAAATCCGACTTCTTCTCAAGGGGGCTCGGTTAGTGGAACGCAACTTCGAGAAATCACAGAAAGGAGTGCCAGCGGAGGATGTAGTTGACATTCGCGAAGTTATCAAAAAGTTGAGGGAGCTAGCCTAATGGAACCCAACTACACGCCGGGAGTACCCATCTCAGACCTGATGAGGCTAGAACTAGGAGTTATCATCGCTGAGAGGTTCATGTTTCCGGACGAACAGCCAGACCCACTCAACCCATCATCAGGGTTTAGGCAGGAAGAATGCACTGAGTGGCTACACGACCTAGGGTTCGAAAGGGTTGAATGGGCACAACCAACTGACCATATCCTCTATCTATCCCTGTGGAGGTCAACATCAAGAGGTAGGACGATGCTGGATGAATTCATTCTCGAATTCGCTGGGCAGGACAGCCTCGTAATTAGCTTATTCAACTTCATCAAGGAAAGGCTCATCTAGTGGGAACACCAAGGCCCATGCCGAGGGAACAGGGAACCGCAAGCCTCAGAGAGGAATCTTGGAAAGTTAAAAGATGGGGTAAGCTAGAAGAGGTTACTTATGATGATGGACGGGTTGTCTACCGTGTGAAGATCTGGGATGATGGCCGAGAGCCATTCACAACTCAAACCTTCAACGACATCACGCCCGCCTACGATTTCCTTGACCGGGTAATCGAGGAGAATGGGAGCCACTTCGATGGACAAGCCTAAGATCATGGGGAAGTCGGATGGTACCTTTATTGGACAACCACCGACTCAACTTCCTGTCCAAAAGACACCAATCATCAAAGCGGATGATCACTCCATTACACGGACGAGGAACAAGAAGCAGAAGCGAAAGTACGCTATGCAGCGGATCAACAAGCTTCTAAGGGCGGCTACACGATCGCAGACCACAGCTAGCATTCCTCGTGATTTGCTCGAGATGGGCGGAAGGGAGGCACTCAAGAAGGCAAAGGATAAGACAAAGCTACGGTGGTTCTAGGGCAGAATAGGAGGCAATCAAATGGCAATTTCGAATGCTGAGGCACGCCGGAAGAAGTCACTTATTCGGGATGCGGAGGGCAATACTCTTCACATCTTCGATAATGACGGTACTGGGAAGTGCATAATGTGTGGGCAGTCGATCAACGGTATTGCTCATCCGTCTACCGCTCCAACTCTAAAGGGGCAGCTCTACGACTTCGCTCAGTACATCGCCAATGAAAGCGGAGGTCGTACTTCAGTTACCAGGTGGTTCCTCCCTGTGGACCACAACGACTCCTTGGCCTATCCTCCTGGTCAAAACCCTCTGCCCGATCCCAACACCTGGTACATCGAGGCAGATGGGTTCGAATTCCAAGTCACTGCCGACGAGAACTATAACATCACAACATGGCACATTCCCAAGCCCGACCCAAATGGGCATGGTCCATATCCAGTGATGTTCCTGCTTTCCGTCATTGAGTGGTTGACGGCGATCATCAATAAGGGTAGGGAAGCAGGAAGTGAGGCAGACCGAGGATGAGCTACGGGTTGGCTAATGCTCAACTGCACGTTGAATGTGGTGATTTTTGCGGTGCGAGGCTGCACATCTTCATCGAGAGGGACAATGAGCAAGTTCCCTATGCTCGTCAAGTTGTAGTTGGACCTCATCAGGAACTCATCGATGCTCTTGGTGAGGGATTGGTAGGCACCTACTTCGACACAGTGGATGATGAGGCCATGTGGTTGATCCATCCTATTGAGATTGGCAGGGTAGAAGATCTTGCCGAGAAGCTGATTTATGACATTGCCGAAGCTGAAGAGCAAGAGGAGGAAGAAAACATAAGCCCAACTTAACATACGGATCTCCTTGACAAGGCTCATCAAGTTGTAATATAATGGACATGTAGAAGATGGACAAAAACGCCCATCTCGAAGAAGGAGGCCATTAGGTGGCAACCGCAGCCAAGAAGGGTAAGAAGACGAAGGCTCCGAAGCCGGTAGTTGAAGAGGAAGAGGACGAAGACGAAGAGCTGGAGGAGGAAGAGGAGGCTCCCGCGCCCAAGGCCAAGAAGAAGATGTCAGCAGCCACCAAGGCAAAGCTGAAGGAATCGAAGGCCGCGAAGAAGGGCAAGAAGAAGAAGGAGCCCGAGGGAATGACCACCAAGGAGGTGGCAGCCCTTCTCGACATCACTCCGGTTCGTCTCCGCCGTATCCTCCGGTCGGATGACTACTCCAATGATGGTGAGTACACTCGGTACCGCCTCAGTGATGAGGACGTTGCTCGACTTCGTGCTTCTATCAAGGCTGGGGCAGGAACCTCAACCAAGAAGAAGGCCAAGGGTAAGAAGGCGAAGAAGGTCCAGGAAGCCGCTGAGGAAGTGGCTGATGAGATCGACGAGCTCGATGACCTCGAGGAAGATGAGGACGAAGACGAGGAAGTCGAGGTTGACGACGAAGACGAAGAGGAGGATGAGGACGAGGAAGACGACGAGTAATTCCTAACTCTTTTCATCTGAACTGCCCTCCTGGGGATATCCTGGGGGGGTAGTTCATTCTTCATCGTGGAAAGGGAACATAATGGACGAGCAGCCTACAACCGAGCCCACTACCGAGCAGCTTATCGAGACTCAGGCAGAGGAGCCTTCTGAGAACACCCCAGAGCCACCTGTGGTAGGTACAGTTGCCGAAGAGGCTCTGAGCACTCCAGTAGCAGAGGAAGATGCACCTACCGGGACGCCTCCCAGCTCTTGGTAGCTCTGATGTTTTCCTGGGGCTGATATCCCTGGGGGAAGGCGAGGGGAGGGGTACCTCCTCTTGCCTTTTCTTTTAAGCTTCATTAATCTTCATCATCTACTATGATCATCAGATCACCTCCTGGATCACCGTGTTCCTCCTTCACACAGGGCGGATGATGATAGTTGTACCCCCCGTGATCCTCAATGTGATGTACCGGAACACATTAACTCCTTAAGAGCCTCAGGATGAGGATGAGGATCCAGCCGCCGACTCCTTAGGAGGATTGTGGGATTGAGCCTCCTGTGGCAAGGGCGAAGGAACTCGGTAACATGGCAGATGCAGATGAAGATGAGGATCCGCCTGGCACAGCCTTAGGCAGATCGGTTCGGATGTACTCTGTTGGAATCACAACGCCTCTTCGGCCTGGGCCTCGCGCGATCATCATCACATCATACATAAATGGGCCTTTATGTATTTCCCTCCTCATCAGATCACCTTAAGAGCCTCTAACTTCTTCACCAAAAGTTGTGAAATTGGACAAAATTTTTTGGTCCCCCGACCGGCCCGAAGGCCGACCGGGGGAGCGACTAGCGCGCGAGTCGGTCGCACCATGCGCAGCGACCCACGTAGTACGTGACCCGTCCGATGGTGTAGGGGACTAGCGTCAGGACCGCGCCGCAACGGCAGCGTGTCGTCATGACGCCACGTCCGGCGCGGGCTTGACCGTAGCGACCTTGCGGACCGTAGCGGCCTTGCGCGGTGCCTTGCGCGGTGCCTGAGCGACCGCGCGTGACCCTCGCGCCATCAGCGCCTTGCGGAGGACGCTCACCTCGGCAGCGGTGTACGCGTGACCCTGATACTCGGGATGCTTTGTCTTGTCAAAGCGTCCGATGATCGACCGCGCGAGCGTCCGTACGCCCTTTGCGGTGATCGGACGTCCCACGCCGCCGCTTGCGACGGGTCGCGACATGGCGCGTGCGACCATGTTCGGGGTCTGAACTGTTGCCATTGCTGGCCTCCTAGGACTAGCGGCGAGCGACGACCCGAAAGGACCGCGTCTCGACCTGCAAGCATCGTACCATGCCCATTGTCCCACGGTCATACGATTAATGAGGGTGTTTCCGGTTTAGAAGATGAGGTTAGAAAAGCTGAGATTGATATACAGTCGGCCCAGACAGGCGCCCTGTGGTCCCAGGGATTGTCGTAGGAGATTACGCAAGGGGGTAAGTTTCCTTCTTAAGGTAACTTAAGCTAAGTCTACGCGTAAGCGGTGACAGGAGATCTAGCTGGGAAACTTTTTGAAGAAGAGGGTAAAGAAAGTTGAGATCTAGTTTACTACCCTAAACATCAACAGATCATTCTCATCAAACTGGTATTACCCTCAGCGTAGTTTGAGTGAAGTTTTAGTGAAGTTTGGTGGTACTTCTTCATCAAAGAGCAATCACTTCCCTAAAATGTGATAAGGGAAAAGGTAGTTTCGAAGCACATTCTTCATCCTCATCTTCATCAGTTTCTTCATCAAACTCTTCATCCCTAAACTGCAACTACCCTGAGGAGCTAAGATCAGGATCCTTGACAGGAACCTTCTCGTGGGAATATAGTGTACGCGAGGGCAGCCTCCATCCAAGGGAAGAGTTTAATAGCCAAACTGGATCTACCCACAAGGTTCAGCAGGGAAGAGCTCCCTGAACAAACTTCCGGTCAACCCGGTAGTGGCTAAACCGAGATTGAGGCGACCCGATCAGGAGGTCAGCTTCATGGACGGATCATCTCATTCCCACTCCCCGATCTACCTTATACGCATGAGAAGTGGATTACAATGCGGCCTCTGCATCCTTAGGGACGCGTTCGAAACCGAAATCCCCAAACGACTGGTCGAATTCGGACAACTCGCCGAGAATGGGGACCCCCAGATGTCGGGTGAATTCGTCGCCCATCTGGAAGCTGCCCTGGGGATGAAAGCTCCCCTACCTGGGCAGAGCCTTCGCAGTTACCGTCGCGCGCGTGGGCAGTTAAGGAAGCCGTCACGACAACATCTTCCAGCCATGTACGCCCTGTGGACGCTGATGGGTGATCAACCTCCGATGGCGAAGCCTCTCTTAAGAATGATGTTGGGTGCCACAGAAAGTGACGTGTCAAAAGAATTAGATATGAGCCTCTACAACGTTCATATCACGGTGGCGAAGGGAGTTCGGACTGCGTTGAGGTACATTCGATGAAAGCTCTCGTTGGCGAGGTGATCGAGCCTCGTAAAAAGAAGAAGGTCAGGGAAGACAGAGCTCTAGTTGTAGTTCCCGAAAACGCTTCAAGAATTGATCGTAGGACCGCCGACCTCATCAAAGATGATGTCAAGCTCCTTGATCCGAAGCGAGAGACATTCGAGGAACGCCAGGAGAGACTTGAAGGTAATCGAGTTCCATACGCGAGTATGGTAGCGCATCAGGAAATGGCCGCTATCATTCTCGCTTCTGGTGGAACATATCGACTTGCAGCTGCTAAGGCGGGCGTTTCCGTTCGTCAGGTAAAGAAATACTACTCATCCGCTGATTTCCGACAGCGCATTGAGGAGTTGAGGAGCACCAGGTTCTCTAAGATCATCGGTCGGGTTTTGAAGGAGCTCGACAAGAGAACTGAGAAGGGTGCAATCGAGAAAATCGAGCTTTTGGACCTCCTCCGAGTATGGGATCGGGTTGCGGGTCCTGTGGGAGGTAAGGGTGGCGTCAACATCGCGATCACCAATAACCAGAACTACGATTCTCTCATCGCAGCGCTCACAGCTCCGGTCGGCCAAGGGGAAGGCGAGGATTTTCAAAGCTACGGGCCTGAAGACCTTCGACTACCAGGCGGAAGTTCACCGGAGTGAGGCTCGATTCCGAGTAGTCGATGGAGGTCGACGAATCGGGAAATCGGTTCTAGGTGGTCGTGAAGTTTACGCTCAGGCAGTGATTCCAGACTCGTATATCTGGATTGTCGGACCGTCGATGGACCTTGCCGAGAAAGAGTTTCGTGAAGCATGGAAGATTATCGTCGATAAGGAAATGATCCCGGTCCGTCGAAAGTCGGAACGCGAGCTGTTTATGCAGTTAGCGAACGGGACTTATATCGAGTGCCGGTCGGAAGAGAACCCAGACCAGCTGATCGGAGAGGGGCTCGACCTCATCGTTCTCGCTGAGGCAGCCCGCTTGAAGCATCGCACTTGGGATCAATATCTCCGGCCGGCACTCGCAGATCGTCGGGGTGCTGCACTTCTTACTTCCACCCCTCGTGGCTTCAACTGGTTCTTCGATTTCTTCAATCGCGGCCAGGAGGGGCACCCCGACCAAGAACCCGGATGGCAGTCCTGGCAGATTCCCTCACGCAGGAACCCCCTGTTGGACGATGCCGAGATTGCAGAAGCTAAGCGTACTTCGACGCCGGAGGCCTTCTCACAAGAATGGGAAGCTAACTTCATCTCATATGGCGGACTGGTATTCCCGGAATTCACCAATGAGGTTCATGTTCGATCCCATATCTATAACCCATTCCTCGAAACTCAACTATGGATCGACCCCGGAACTGCTGCTCCATACTGCGTCCTTCTTGTCCAGATCACTCCAGATGAAGATATCCACGTTCTCGGAGAGATTTACCGCACAGGCCGAACGTCAGCCGACATCATCGAAGAAGTCCAGGACCCGGAGAAGTGGGGATCGTACGTTCTAGACAACTTCGGACGCCCTCGTTCCGATCTAGTGGTTACAATCGATAAGGCCGCTGCAGAAGCTGCAGGTACTTGGCGTTTGAATGGGTATAACGCCGGTGGTGAGAAACCAACGATCAAGAAAGGCATCGAGGTTCACCATAACTTCTTGAAGGACCCATATCGTTCTACAGAGACGGAAGTGGTGCCTAAACTGACTTTTGATCCGACTTGCACCAATGCAATCAAAGAATACGGGACCTATCACTATCCCGATGAGATTAGGAAGCGTATCGAAACTAATCCGACGGAAGTCCCTGTGGACGTTGACAATCACGCAATGGATGCGATCCGGTACGGCCTCTACAACAAGTGGCCCGAACTCTTCAATGAAGATCGAAAGCATGTAGAGGTTGAATACATGGACTACGAGGATATCGATCCTGGAATCGGTGCTCGAGTCAGTCTCGGGGAGTACTGAATGAAGAAAATCGCGACGGCTCTGTTTATGGTGGGATTAGGGCTTGGATTAATCTCTGCGAAGGCACCCACACCTGAGTGTCATATCTCAGAACCATCTTTCGTTCTAAATGGTCTTCATATTCCTACAGACAGGCCCACGAGAATTACTTTCTCACTCGGTGATGCCGGTGGGGGCCAGTTCATAAGTACAGACGGAACTCTAACTATTCCTATTTTCAAAGAAGCACCTTTCACAGCTTACCTCGTTCAGCGGGGTGGTCGAAACTGGACCGACCTCAAATTGGGTTCTCAGTTGAACGATTACCACATCGTGGCATACTGCGAGGCGCCACAGTGAATCGAATCCAAGAAGCTATCGCCGCCGTCACTGGCATCGACCAAGAACTCGAACATGTTCAGAGTTCTTGGCAAAGTCAGATGGAAGTGTGGGAATCTGAAAGAGGCGAGCTTCGCGAGGCACTAGAACATATCGATTCTCAGAATGCTCTTCTCCAGCGGCAGATCGAAGATATTGATTATCTGAACCTGTTCGATATCGGCGGGATTATGGAAGTCATCCCGATGGCGAACAGGAAGAACACCATCAACCGGCTTCGCCGCCTGCGACAAGAGAACCCGCTCGCGAAGCAGGCAGTCAAGCTCATTACGCGCTTCACACTCGGTAAGGGCATCGAAATCATCGTCGGACCCGATCCCGCCACCAAAATCCCGCTGGAACCTCTTGTTGATGGCGAAGCCCCGGATGATTTGCACAAGGCGAACGGACTCTTCCCCGGAAACAAGCCTTCACCTCCACCGAACCCGAATGCGAAGCGGCCACGTCCGCAGGTGAGCGAAGCCCTCGATGATTTAGTTCCCTATTCCACCAATGGCTCTTCGAAAATCGATACGAAGACGGCGCCTGGTGAGGAACAGGTAGACGAACTCAAAAGGATCGTAGACGCCTTCTGGTGCGATGATGACAACAAGAGGGCGTTGACGGATCGAGCTGCCATGAACGAGTGGCTTGACCAGATTGCCACAGACGGCGAGAAGTTCATGGTTGGCTTCACGTCTCCCGGTGGCTCTTACATCAAGCTCACTGAAATTCCTATGGAAGAGATCGATACGATCATCTACGATCCTAATAACTGGAAGAAGCCCGTCTACTACATGCGGACCTATATCGAGAAGGTCTACGACGGCCAAGCCAGAGCTTACGTCGCTAAGGATGGGAATCCCAAAACTAAGTACTACCTCGACTATCGCATTCTCGATGAAGAACTTGCTGACCTCAGAACTCGTATTAAGATTCCCGCCAAGGAGTTGGCTCCTGACGACAAACGAATCAAGCACTCCATGATCAACCCCCTGTGGACGAAGAAGGGGAAGCGGGGAATCAGTGAGCTATATGCCTCCCGTGAGTGGTTTCGAGTCTACAAGGAGTTCATGGAAGATCGAGCTGCCATCAACGCAGCAGCTACCTCCGTGGCTTACAAGAGAAAGATCAAGGGTGGGCCAACCGCTGTTGCTGGGATGTCGGGTAAGTTTGGTGGCCTCAATGTCGGGTATGATAATCCTGAACTTGGTCCCTCTGAAACTAACAAGCTCTCACGACCCGTTGCCGGAGCAACATACGACTCTAATCCAGCTGTCGATTTGGAATGGATGAAGACAGACACAGGAGCTGTTAATGCTAAGGAAGATGGTAGGTCAATCCTCACTGCGGCAGGTGCAGGAACTGGAATGTTCGTTCATTACTTTGGTGATGGCGGGGACGCTAACCTAGCAACTGCGCAGGCCATGGAACTTCCAATGGTCAAGACCTTCGAGGATTGGCAGCAGTGGTTGGAAGACGAGCTGATCGAGTTCATTGGGTGGGTCATCCGCGTCGCCACAGACGACGAGAACGCAAAGAAACAAATCTCTCGCATCGCAGGCAGCTTCCCACCCATCATCTCTCAAGATGTTGTGAAGTTTATGACTGCCTGGAGTCAGCTTGTACAGAACGTCGCGCCCGGCAACAGGGTCGTTCATAGGGAAGCAATCAAGGGTAGCCTCACAGTTATGAATGTGCCTAACATCGACTCTCTCATGACTGAGATCGATGCCGAGGAAAAGCAGCTCGAACTTCAGAAGAAGCAGCAACAGCAGGATATGCTGGATGCTCTTGCTGAACAGCCCGTTGTGGCCCCGGCAGTTCGAGATGGCTCGGGGCAACCTGATCCCGCCATCAAGCAAACTTCGAGGGGGAAGCCCCAACCCCAACTCAATGGTGGAAAGCCCCCTAGGTGATGAATGGACCAGTTCGAAGCATTCCCAAGGTCACTGAACTCCTCAGTACTAGAAGTTCTGCCTTTGGAGTGGCTGACACAAGCCTACTTGCAAGAACCTTCGTTCTTACTGCAAGACGATTTCGTTCACGGTTGCTTAGTCTCGTTGATGATCTTGCCGCCGGTCGTATTAGTCTTCAGGAGTTTCGACGGCGTTCCTTTCGTGTTCTCAGAGACGGGCTAGGGCTCTCCTACTCACTAGGCGCCCTCTCTGTGGACTCCTTCCATACTTTGACTATGCGAGATGTTCGTGTAATCAACGAGCACCTTGCTGAGGAATCTCGGTTCCTACGAGCATTTGGTAAAGATGTTCAGAGAGGTCTTTATGTTCTAGATCCCGTTCAGCGTGCCGGCCTCTACCTTCAATCACTCAGAGGCATGTTTGAGATGGGGAGGATGGAAGCAGCTCCCCCCGGTCCTTATGATTGGAATCTGGGACCAACCGAGCACTGCATCCCATGTATTCAAGCTTCATTAGGCGGCCCTTACCAGAAGGACAATTTCACACATCTAGGACTCGAAGTCTTGCCTGGAATTCCAGGTAGTGGTGAAGTCTGTAAGGGTCTTACCCAATGTGGTTGTTGGATAAGTTTATCGGGGGGCTTTCCCCTCCCGAATGAGAACCTTCAGCGGCGGCTTCGAGAGCTGCTTGCAGAGGTTCTTCATGAAGACACAAGCTGATTTCATTACCTTTCGTAATCTGTCCCAACGTCGTCTACTTCAAGAGTTTCTTGAGAGAACGGGGTATGGTCCGGCTGATATCCTTTCTCTGAGTTTTGAGACTCATACCTTCCTCACAAGAAATGGAGGGAAGTACGAACTGAATAATCATCACATCAAGCACCTCGCCGGTCCCGATCCAAGCCCCAACAGTCGTTTATAGGAGAATCAAGTGGTAGATGATACCGGTACCACCGCTACTAATATCGCGGATGATACCGAGAAGCCCGAGAAGAAGCCGACTCGGTCGACCAAGTTCGACCTGGTAGACCGATTCCTCGAGCTCAGCGGCTACGAGAAGAAGGATGTCATCGGACATAGCGATGAACGTCGCACGGTGGTCACTTCTAACGGTGGGAAGTATCAGCTGAGTCCCAGTGGCAAGAAGATTCGGGTTCACGCCGGTCCCGACACTCCCGCTATGATCGCCGAGCGAGAAGAGGAGGAGGATGACGAGTAGATGAAGGCTCATATCGTGCAGTTCAGAGGTCGTGACATCTTTGATCTGCAAGAGGCCGAGTTCACAGAAGATGACGGACGGATGTACGCTAATAACGTTCGCATCATCACAGCCGGCCTGTCCAAGAACAACCGCAACTATCGACCGGAAGCCCTTCGTCAAGCCGCGAAGGATAAGACGTTCGATGGTATTCGGATGTTTGTCAATCATAGCAAAGAGCCACCGCTTAAGCGCCCCGTGGAACAGATGGTGTCCGCCGTCGAGAGTACTTGGTACGACGAAGGCAAGAGCACCCTCATGGGTAAGGTTGAGTTCTTCGATCAGAAATTCCGAGACTATGCTAAGCGGGCTCAGAAGTATCTTGGAGTTTCGATCGACGCCATTGTCCGTGGTGATCGAGTCGCTCAGACCGGTGGTAGAGTGATGGAAGATATCTACGGCTTCCATCAGCCAAAGTCCGTGGACTGGGTTCTTTTTCCTGCGGCGGGAGGGGGAATCGAGGCATGGGAAAGTGAAGGAGAAGCAGTGATCGATTGGGAGTCCATCACAGAGGCGGATATCCAGAAGAATCTGCCGTCCCTGTGGGCGAAGTGGCACCCTGAGAACCACGGACAGCCTGGAGTTCACGGTTCGTCTCAGGAAGGCGAAGAGGAAGAGGAGGACGATCAGCCAGCGCAGACCAAGAAGACCCCCAAGAAGAAGGGCACTGATCAGTTCGTTGCTCGTGAGGAAGTCGCTTCGATCGTGGCGGAAGCCCTTACAGCTCACGACAAGGAACGAGAGAAGATTGAAGAGAAGCAGCGTCTTGCTGCTGATCAGGTTCGTGAAGCCTTTGCAGGTTCCGGACTTCCCCCTGTTACTCAGAAGAGGCTCATTGCTTCCTATGAGGGCATTGAGGAGTTCGACAAGACGAAGGTTGAGAAGGACATCGCAGACGCGAAGGAGGAACTCAAGGCCGCGGGAGCTGGCCCGGTCATCACGGGGATGGGTCCGTCGGGCGGGGCTGGCGAGGGCACTGGTGATCAGACGCCCACCTACTCCGTCAAGGAATCCGTCGAATCTCACTTTGCTGGCCCCAAGAAGTCAGCTAAGAGCGATGACTCTCACGACGACAAGAAGGAGAGCTAGTAGATGTCGCGCACTTTCGTCCATGCCGGGCGCCGGCGAACCTTCACCCCGTCTGTGATCAATGCTGCCGGCGATCTGATTTTCCAGCAGGGGTTCTTCGGAGTCCTGCAGGATAATGCTGTCGTCGGTCGCCTGAATCACATGATCCTCGAAGGGGTTCATGAGCTCAAGAACGTTTATGGATCGAACATCAACCCGGGCGTGCTGGTTTCAGCTGCCCCGTCCGTGTTCGCTTCCACTCACACGATCTATCCTGCACCGTCGGTTCCGGCGAGCGGTAGGGTGATCGGACGTGTTTGGGCAACATCGCCAGCGTCATCGGCCACTGCGACCATCAAGGTCCAGCTGTTCAACCCGAACCAGCTCTAGAAGAGGAGAATTCAATGCATGGAGCTCGGCCTGGCAACGCGCTGGGGCTGGCGCCCGGCTCACATCTGAAGATCTTCGATGCCTATATCGAAGCTCGTGAGCAGCTGGAAGCCGGGACCCTGAGCGCTCAGGAAGCCATGTCGACATCAGACTTTCCCACCTACATGGGCAGTCTGATTCGACTCAGCTTCCTCGATCGTTTCACGGAGATTTCCGGCTCTTGGAGCCAGTACACCCGGGACTTCTCACTGGAAGACTTCGAAACCTGGAGCATGGCCCGATGGGGTCGGTTCCCGGATATCGAAGAGAAGCCACTGAACGGCCCCTACAATGAAATCTACATCAAGGAGTTCCCGGCTGAAAACCTCCGCCTGCGAGAGTTCGGGAACGTCTTCAGTCTGACTCGGCAGCTGATCATCTCTGACCGGCTGAACGAGATCTCGAAGTGGCCGCGACTTCTCGGTGAAGCGCTTGCCCGCACCCAGTCCAAGATCGCAGCGGTGGAGCAGTTCCAGAGCAACCCGACGATGTTCGACGGGAACGCTCTGTTCAGCACCGCTCATGCGAACCTCGCCACAGCCACAGCTCTGACGAACGACCTGACGGGGATGAACCTCCTGAAGGCGATGGAGCTTCAGCTGGACACGCAGACGGACGATGAGGGATTCAAGGTTACCTCTCCCGGTAATCGACGCACCCTGATCATCCCCGTCGAGTATCGGTGGATCGTCAACTCGCTCATCAACAATGACGTGGTTCCGAGCGGTGCCAACCTGGTGCCGAACGAAGTCAAGGGTCGTTACGACGTGATCGAGGAACGCTTCTTCACTGATGCGAACAACTACTACATGACATCTGATCTGAAGGGCGAGCTGGGCTTCCTGGCCGCCGTCTCACTGAACGGGAACACGACCCCGTTCCTGGGACTGAAAGACCCCGGGGTTCGCGCCGTCCTTGGCGGGAACGATCCCTATTCCTTCGAGTTCGACGAGGTCAGCTACAAGATTCGGCATGACTTTAACTTCAAGCCGGTCGAGTGGCGCGGGATCGTCGGGGCGTTGCCTGCATAATCCGATGGGGACCGGTTTGGCGCTCCTCCCAACCAACCGGTCCCCACATTTTAGTTTGCTCTTTGAGCTATTAGAAAGGTGGCGGCACCGTGGCAACAATCTCTCTGGGTATGATCATCAAGAATGAGGGTCGTACCCTTGAAGCTTGTCTGAAGTCAGTGGCTCCCTTCGTCGACCAGATCGTTATCGGGTTGGCCGGGGAGTCCACTGACAACACCAAAGATATAATCGACATCCACAACGGGTACGGTAGTCCTACTCAAACTAAGATCGAATTCTTCGACATCGAGTGGATTGACGACTTCTCGGCAGCTCGTCAGGAGGTTTTTGACCGCTGCACCAGCGAGTATTTCCTGTGGCTCGATGGAGACGATGTTCTCGTCGGTGGTGAGAAGATGCAAGGTTACATTCTCACTAATCCGAATGTCGACGCGTTCTACATGGGTTACGACTACTCGCGTGATGAAAATGGGATGAATAACTGCTATCTCATTCGAGAGCGGTTAGTCCAGCGACATCCCGAAATCCAGCCTGATTGGATCTGGATGGGTCGTGTCCACGAGGTGTTATCACCCCAGTTCCCCCATATCGCAATGAAGATTGACGATATGGTGGTAGTCCATCACAAGCCCCCCTTCAAACACGAGGTTGATCGTAATACTCGAATCCTGTACCAGCAGCTTCGAGAGCAGGAGCCAAATCCAGACCCCCGCATTCTGATCTATCTCGGGTCAGAAGCACTCGGGAGGGGAGATACTCGTGAGGGTATCATGCATCTCGAGCGTTTCGTGAAGTTGAGTGGTTGGGACGAGGAGAAATACCAGGCACAGGTCAAGATCGCACATGCTTGGCGTGGGGTGGGAGAGATTCAACGTTCTTTGGCAGCCGCACAGGAAGCCATTGCCATGATGCCGGAATGGCCGGATGCATATCTCGCGATGGCAAAAGCGTACTCATCCGATCCGCTTAACAACTGGCAAGCGGCACTTCATTATCTGAAGACGGCTGTGCAGAAGCCGAAGCCACAAACCATGTTAATCATCAATCCCCTGGAGTATACCTATGAGCCTTCACTTCTGATTGCTCTGGCCTATACTCATCTAGGTGATTACGAGGTCGCTCTCCAAAACTACAAGAACGCCTATGCCTTCCAAGAGGATGCGACAGTCGCAGACCAGATTAGGTTGCTCAGCCGTCAGGTTGAACTTAATCAGGTGCAGACTTCATTCCTCACTCTTCGTGAGTATCTCGGTCGTCACGATGAGTGGTTGAAGGTCCGTAAACTCTTCGACGTAGTGCCTAAGAATCTCGAGCAGAGTGCTGCCATTCGTGAGGTTTGGGAGCGCTCCATGGATCAGACGGCCCACGTCGAAGAACCAAAGATCATGGAGGAATTCTATACCGGTAATCCATTCTGGCAGCCGATGAGCGATGAGAACATTCTGAGCCCATCGTGGTTGGATTACCCTCGACTCAAGTTCGCACTTGATACGGCGCGTCGCGTGGAAGCCAAAACGATCGTAGACTGGGGTTGTTCTGATGGTTTCATCTCTCTCCCACTCGCGAAGGAGATCGGAGCCCGAGTCACCGGGTTCGACCTTGATCCTAGGTGTACACAGTTGGCATCGCTACGTGCGGAAAGATGGGGAGTGGAGGCTAGTTTCGAAGTCGGAAACGTTGACGAAATCGGTGGATGGGAAGGGTCAAAAGCTGACCTTGGAATCTTCTTCGAAGTCATAGAGCATGTTGTTGATCCAGCTGCTACTCTGACTCGACTTGAGAAGACAGCAAAGCACATTGCCATCACAATTCCTTATCTGGCTTGGGAAGATGGCAACGTTCCCGCATGGGATAAAGCTGAACCTAAGGGCCACCTCCGAATCTTCGACCAGTATGATATCGAGCGACTTCTCACTGGTCGAGGTAAGATTCACAATATCTACCGTGAACCTTGGGGTAACACCGGTTGGATTTTCGCTGATTATGAGCCCGGTGTTCAGTTGAAGAAAGAAACCATCATCATCGGTGCAATGGCCGGGATGGAGGATTGGGGACCTAGAAAACTAAAGGAGAGTGGCCTGGGTGGCTCAGAAACTGCCGTCATCAAGTTGGCCGAAGCACTCGCGGCCGGCAATCGACGTCCGATCGTTTACAACCCAACCGATGAACCCGGCTATTACGGGGGTGTTTGTTACCGTCCCTCAGACCATTTCCGTCCCGAAATCCACTCTGATCTGTTCATCGCTTGGCGAACTCCAGAAGCCGCAGACTGGGAAATCAACACAGAACACCTCGCCCTGTGGTTGCACGATACAGATTATGGGGACCGACTAACACCTGAGAGAGCAAAGAAGTTTGACTCATTCGTCGTGTTGTCGAAGTGGCACATGGCCCACGTGATCAAAACTTATCCATTCATCCCCGCAGAGAAAATCAAAATCATTCCGAACGGAGTTGAGACTGAGAGATTCCAGGCGAAGGTGAAAAAGAACCTTAAGAAAGTTGTTTACTCTTCGTCGCCAGATAGGGGACTGGACATTATCTTAGAGCACATTTGGCCCAAGGTCGTTGAAGCCGTCCCTGATGCCGAGCTCCATATCTACTACGGCTGGGACAATATCAACAAGGGTGCTCAAATCCCGGGCTATGAGTTTCTGGCCAACTTCAAAGCTCATGTCGAACAACTGTTCCTGAATTCCAAGAACGTCGTTCAACATGGACGCATTCCTCAAGATCAGTTGGCGAAAGAGATGCAGGAGGCGTCGATTTGGTTGTATCCTACATACTTCTCAGAGACATACTGCATCACGGCAGTTGAGGCTCAGCTAGCAGGGGCAATTCCCATCACAAATCGACTAGCCGCATTGGAGGAGACGGTTCAGAGCGGCATCTACGTTCCTGGAGATGTCACTGATCCACAGGTACAGTCAGCCTTTGTAGAAGCTACCATCCACGTTCTACTTGCTGAGAATGATCCGAAGCTGCGGGCTCGAATTCGACTCCAAGCCCCCGTGGTGGGGTGGGATCAGGTGGCTAATCAGTGGGAAGCATTTGTAGGAGATAGTCGTGAGAGTTCCGATGATTTCAGCAATCCACAGTTGGTATTGTCCGAACTGCGGACTAACGGATCAGACGAACGAACCGCGTCCTCACAGTCGGATGCACACCTGTCCGAAGATGCTCAACATGTCGGTGCCGATGGTTCCAGCAGGAACTAAGGCGAAGATCGAGACACGAGAACGGGAGGATTACTTAGGAGACGAGAAGGTTCAACTCTTCGAAGGGCGGCCCATTATGTCCATCGTTACAACCCGTGAAGACGGCAGCAACGACACAAGAGTGTTTTCTCCTGTGGCCGTTGGCTCCTCAAAGGAAGGATAGTTACGAGTGAGTACTTCGAGTGGAAAGGGTACAGCCCACAATGCCTCGGTAAAGACTAATAATCACATCGGAAAGTTGGAACAAGCTCTGACTGCCGCACGAGCTGAGCAGGAGTTGGAGTTTCCTGCTCGGAGGGTAGCGGCAGCAGAAAGGGCTGTTGAGAAAGCCGAGGCTGCTTTGGATGCAGCTAATGATGCTTTGAGGCAGGCCATCTCTGATAACCAAGCCGAGAAAGATGGCATGGAAGCCGCTATTGCAGAACGGGTTGAACGGAAAGCTGCCCTTGATGCCCTTGCAGAGGAAGGGAACTAATCCATGGCTTGGTCAAACAGCAAGATTTTCATGGCAACAATCGAGGACGTGCTTGAGAACACAACTGCGATTGACTTGAACAGCGACACATTCAAGGCTGCGCTGTTCAACGACAGCATAACTCCATCACAGATAGTTGCTTCCGCTTCTACAGCCTATGCGGCCGGTGTCTGGGCTTCTGGTGGAGTTTCAGATGCCCCATCTTGGCCAGCAGTTGGTCGTGATCTGGCTGGTGTTGCTTCAGGTTTCGCGTCGAACGTCTATACCTTCGATGCGAACGATACAGCCTCGGCTGATGCAACTACCGATCTCGCTTCCGTGTTCGGTACACTCGTATATGATGATACTATCACTACCCCTGTGGCAGATCAAGGTCTCAGTTACAATTACTTCGGCGGTTCCAACTCTGTTGTGAACGGAACTTTTACGATCGTTTGGAACGTCCTAGGAATCGTTCAGCTGACGTTGTAAGATGGCAGTTGTAAGGCTCTGCGGGTTTGAAAGCGCCGCTGCTTTGAGTGATGGTATCTCAACTTTCTCTCAGGTCAGCGGTACTTTCGCTTGGGATACCTCAGTCGTCAGAAGTGGTGCTCGTTCTTTCCATTGCACCGTAATCAACTCAAACTCCGGAGGCGGGTGTAGCCTCGCTAGTCCGAGTGCTCCAGCGCATTCATTCGTTCACTTTGGTTTCCGGGTCGCATCTATGCCAGCTGGTGGTTCTAACCAGAAGACCATCTACTCCCGGTCTGATCAAGCTGGAACAATCAATATTCGCTTGAACTCAACCGGAACTCTGGGAATCTATCTTCAGAACACACTCATTGGTACAACTGCCACAACTCTTTCGTTGGATACCTGGTACTGGATTGGCATTCGAGTTGTCACGGGGTCTAGTGTGGAGTGGCTCCAGATTGATGGGGTAGATGCCGGGGTGGTGGGTAGTGCAACTGTCACAACCATTCACTCTAACTTCGGTTTCTTCGATGCCTCGGGGCCACAGGCGGCGGCTGATGCTTACTGGGATGATATTCTTCTAGATAACGCCTCATTCGTTGCGCCCAGTAAGATCGTCACTCTGTCACCCATCAGCGACAATGCTCGTGCCACTCTGTGGACTGGAGGAGCTGGCGGTACTACCAGTCTCTTTGAGGCTGTGAACAACGAACCTCCGGTAGGAACTGCTACAGAAACAAACACCACTCAGATCGAACATGCTGGTGGAGCCGCAGGTACTACAGATGCTTACGATGCCAACATGACATCGTACTCAACCGCTGGAATAGCTGCGGCCGATACTGTCACTGCTCTACAGTATAGCATCATCCATGGAGAGGACATCAACACTGGCACTAAGCTGCTGAATTTCTCGATAGTCTCAAACCCAACACAGGCCTCGGGAATTGCTAACTTCGCTGCTGGTGCTGATGCCGGAGCATTAGGTACTTTTCCATCCACGTGGACCCGTGCGCAGAATACTCTCGTTGAAAGCCCCGCTGTTACGAAGGGCACCTCTCCTGTCATGAGGGTTGTTCGCCCAGAGACGGCATCTCGAGTTGCTTCAGTTTGTTATATGGAGATTGCGGTAGCTTATCAGGAAGCTATCGTAGTTCCCTACGTTCCCAGAGTTCATCCATACCGTCAGGTGATGGTGCAGTGAGGAGACCGGATTGTCTACCTATTCGGTGACGATGCAGAACCAGTCCATCGTCGCAGACGCCACTTTAGTGATCATCCACACTGATTCAACGGTCGCGTCGCCGGGATCAAACATTCGTCTCTTGCGGGCTTGGTGCGGGCAACAGGCGAGTGAAGTTTCAGACCAGTTGGGCGTCATCATTGGGCAGAAAGCATCAGCATTCGGAACTTACACCTCCACCACTCCGACTCCTCATTTCATTGGTGGTCAAGTTTCAGGCATCGTGGGTGCTACAACTGGGGCAGAGGGAACAGCTGGTACAGATGCTTCCGCTGAGGGGGCTGGCACTGTTACTCCAATCATTTACGATGGATTCAATAATCTCAATGGCTATCTCTGGTTGCCATCTGAACGGGAACAGATCATCATTCCAGCTGATACAGCCATTATCTTGAAGATCGTGGGTACTCCAGCAGCTCTGGGTAACTGGAGTGCTGGGATGACTTACGAAGAACTCAACTAGTCAATGCCTCGGCTCTTTCGTCTTCCCCCTGTTCCGCTACAGCGAACTCGGCATGCGGTAGCTCTGCTCCCGGCTGGAGCTGTAGAGACTAATGCGCAAGCGGGTGTAGCTTCTGGAACTGGCCAGGCGTTTGATACCGCGCAGAAGTACGTTCAGGCGGAAGTCGCAGCTGGTACTGGCCAAGCTCTAAACATCCAGACGCCGGCAGTGGCTTTCAGAGAAGCTTCAGAGGGTAACAACGGAGCTGGTGGAACCACTCTGGTAATCAACAAGCCTGCAACTCTTGTTGATGGCGATCTTATGGTTGCAGCCATCTCAGTCCGTGGAGGTACTGGCACAACTATCACACCGCCCGTTCCATGGACAACCCGAACTAGTTCTTTTGGCGCATCCAATATCATGGCAGTGGCCGGTGATGGGTCTGGTAACTTCGTTGCTGTAGGTGGTGGTGGTAAGATTGCTTATAGTACTGATGGAGAAACGTGGGTTCAGCAAACTAGCCCATTCGATGGAAGTGATACTCTTGAGTGCGTGGGTTTCGGAAATGGTCTATGGGTGATTGGCTCCTTTGATGGGGATCTCTCGACGAGTTCAGACGGGCAAACCTGGGCAGCAGTCACGTCGCCTCTCAGTGGAGATGCTGTCTGGGATGCCAAATATGATAATGGGATTTGGGTTATTGCTGGTGGAAGCGGTAAGCTCTCTACAAGCCCGGATGCGTCAATATGGACGGCTCGTACTTCTTCCTTTGGTGCTAGCACGATCATAGAGCTCGCCTATGACTCAACTCTGGGGATGTGGGCAGCTATCGGCGCAGTAAATGGAGGCAATCCAGCAAAGATCGCCTCTACAACTGACTCAACTGCGGCATCCGGTTGGACTCAAAGAACTACGGGTTTCGGTGTTAACAACAACGGAACCCTTCTTCTTGCGGATGGAGAAGGCGTTTTTGTTGCGGGGGCTTTCGGTACCACTGCTCAAATAATCAGAAGTACAGATGGTATCAATTGGAGTACACAAACCCATCCACTAACCTCGACGACAAATCTGAGAAGTGGCTACTTCGGTAATGGAGTCTTCGCTGTTCCTAATGATCAAGGTGAAGTAGCAACTAGTCCCGACGGGATAATTTGGACACTATCACCGAATGCCTCAGTTGGAGTCCAGTCTCTGAAAGCTCTTACTAAGGGAAACGGGAATAAGTGGATTACGGTTGGTAATGCTGGAACTCTCCTGAGTGCCATTCACCCCGTGGCTTGGAGAGAACTCGATCGAAAGAATTCTACTACAGCTCTAGGTCAGGCACTCTACTGGAAGGTAGCCTATAACGAACCTTCTAGTTGGACCTGGACCCTCACATCTAATAAGGCTTCTGGAGTAGTAGTTTCGGTTTCACAGGCAGATTCAAGAGTCCCGGATTCAACGGAATTCTCAGGTCAGGCCAACGCTTCTAGTGCTACAATCACAGCTCCGACTCTGGGTTCATTCTCTGTAACAGATGGGATGGACATCTTCTTCGGCGGCACAGCAGTTGCATCATCATTCACGCCACCGACTAACTACACAGAGCCTACTAATGCTGATGACGCCTCAACTACTCCGAACGCCACCACCACAGAGGGGGCCTATCGCAGCTTACTTGCAGTAACTACTGTCGGCTCAATCTCAGCCACCGCTGGTAGTGCTGCCGTTAACATCGGCCACCATGTTTTCATCAAGCCTATCACGACGGCTCTTAATGCGAGCCCCGTGGCCGAAACTGCCACGGGAGTGGGAGAAGCGCTTCAACCATCTATTGATGTCAAAACTCTATCCGGACTAGCTTCTGGGGCAGGTGTTGCTCTCGGTCCCGCTCGAGGCATAACACCTGCTCCCGCAACTGGAACTGGTTCAGCAGGAGATTCCCGAGCGGCTATCTCACCAATTGGTGGGGCGGCGACTGGGACAGGTGCTGGTCAGAATGCCTCTGCGGCCCTTTCTATATCACCGGGTAGTGCATCAGGGACGGGGTTAGCGGTCGGTACGGCGGGTAAGGTCAGCCCAGGAGCTGGAGTTGCTTCGGGTACTGGGGCTGCATTTACGAGTTCGCTAAGTGGGTCCACATCACCCTCTGTGGCCTCGGGGATCGGTTTTGCTGGGGCTGTAAGTTTAAGCATCAAGCCAACCGGTGGATTAGCTTCAGGTACTGGGGTTTCTAGTCAGCCTTCCGTCGTAATCTCTGTCAATGCGAACGCGGCTACTGGTGCTGGACAAGCTATTGACGCGACAGCTAATACTGGATCAAACACCAATGCTAATGCTGGAACAGCAATTGGAACAGGTGTCTCATTCAGTGCTGCAATCTTCCTCGCTCCAACTGCACAGACATCTATTGGAACAGGTTCAGCTCAACAGACTTCAATCTCAATCTCAGTTACTGGAGATCTGGCTTCTGGAACTGGAATTGCTTTTAATCCATCACTCTCAATCAAGGTAACGTCAGGGGTTGTATCTGGCACTGGGGCTGGTCTAAACGCAACAGTAAGTACAAGTGCTGGTACTTCAGCCGCTGCTCAAGTAGCTTCGGGCTCTGGGTCCTCGAATAACGGCTCCACTCAGATCAGCCCGACCTCTGGAGTTGGGACGGGAACCGGTGTTTCGCTTGAGGCAACAATCTCAATTAAGGCATCAGCAGGCACTGCTTCTGGAACTGGAATTGCCTTCAATGGAACTGTTGCTTCTATCGTTCAGACTGAAGCTAATGCGGAAGCTGCTTTCGGTTCAGGCAATGCATTTAACTCATCACTCTCACTCAATATTGGAGCGGGAGTTGCTTCTGGCACTGGTGCTGGACTTGATGCGACCGGTGTCACCTTTATCGTTCCTGATCCAGGATGGAGCTGGTCCAGTCAATCCGGTATGGCAGGAACTAAGGTTGGTGGATGGCCTGATACCCAAGAGACTATGGCAGGAACGGAATCTGGTGGATGGCCGGTAACTCAGGAAGGTTCAGCTGGAACTGTAAAGGATAAGGGATGACAACTATCGAAGCAGTGAGGTTGAAGTCCTCAGACAAGAGCGTAATCACTCGTGAGAAGACAGTAGGAAACGGAGTCGATAAGTACTTCAAGCTGAAGAACTCTGGTCTTCTGACATCTCCTACGCCCATCGTCTTCCAAGCAGGTCTGCTTAAGGTTGAGAACACCCACTACACAGTAGACTACGATCATGGAGTCATCACTTTTTTGGTGGTTCCTCCGCAGGGAGAAGAGATTGAGTTTACCTACTACTGGAGTGTTTTCACCGATGCAGAAGTCCAGTACTTCCTTACCGAAGCTGGTGATAATGTCACAATCGCAACAGCTCAACTACTCCTGGCGTGGGCCGCAGATGCCTCTCGGTTGGCGAAGCGACAGACTCTTTCCGGTGGAGGTGGACTCGGTCAAACCGTCATCGACACATCCGTAGCTGCCAGGGAACTGCGTGCTACTGCCAAGGCTCTGATTGATACTGAGGTGGCACTAGGTGAGAGTATCCCGGCTGAGGGACTCACTGAAGTTCCCTGGACTGAGCAGGTCTATCATCAGCAGGTCAATCAGCATTACATTCGAGAGAGTGAAGGCTGATGTACCACGAGAATATCGCTCGCTTCACGGCTAATCACTTGCGATCGCATATCAAGAGCTATCTTGATATAATCGCAGCTGAATATACAGGGGAGCTGAGTGTACCTCTCATAGTACCAAAGCGCATCGACTATAACTCCGCCGTTGGAGGGATGATCAATGAGTTCGCCCAGATTCTTCCAGAGTACGGCATCGACGTCCTCAACAAGATTCCAGGGCAGTCCGACGCCTCCCTGTGGATTTACGAGTATATCGGACAACTCAATGGACTGGTAGATGGCGGTAGTCGAGAAGCGGTGGACCTTCAGATTGCACGTCATGCACGAGCAGTTGAGATGTTCATCAGGGCTCATAAGACACTCCATCAACAGGAGTTCACCGGGTTTAGTTTAGTAGAGTTCATCTTCGTAACCACAGAATGGTCGGGAGCTGAGTATCTCGGTACGGCGGAGGATCGAGATATCTGGATCGCCGGGTTCAGCACTAACGTCTCGTGGATTACGAGCGAAGAAGGTCCGGAAGATCATGGCTAATCCCACTCGAGCGGGAAAGGCGATCAAGTACTTTCCAGTCGAGTTTCCCGATGCACTTGGTCGTCCGTTTCCGAAGTCACGAGGGGGTGGAGTTCGTGTCTCAATGCACGGACTTCGTGAAGCATCAAGAGCGGCTAGGATGCCTGCTATCTCCTCCGCTAAATTGATCTTCGCTGATGCCCAGAAACGAGCAGCCGAGATTCAAGCACGGATGCGATCAGCAGCAATGGCCGAGTACAGCAAAACTGGAACTGGTAGATTCGCACGAGGCATCAACGCTCGAGTAATCAACAGCGGTAGTCCCGGAGAGAAGATCGCTTCGATGATTAGAGTCACCGCCATCAACTATCGAGAAACTCGCTTCCTCACAGATATCGGTGGTGGTGGGTACTTCAAGAGTTATCCGGTTCGTCCTTATCGCATCTTCGCTCGAGGTGGGTTGGAAGGTCCACGGGGCAAAGCTGGTTCAAAGGTAGACATCAACTTTGTTCGCAGTACCGCTGGTGAACATCGTTTGAAGGTACCAAGAGCTGGGCGGTTCTTTGAAGCGTTCCGTAAACACGGAGGTGGAGAGAGTCGGAGAATTAGTGATGCTCTAGGCCCGATGGACCCCGGTGATGCCATGAAGGCTTTCTTTTTCTACCCCCTGTGGGTTAATCATCCGGGCTTTAGGCGAGACATCATCTCGCAGATTGCAATCCAGGAGGGCGCGGCTTATCAGGATGCAGTGGTTACAATCGTCGAGGGAGAAGTGAGAAAGACTCAGATGGCTGGTGTATCTCTCTCACGTAACATCCCAGTAATCAATCCTAACACCACCATGGTTCAATTCAAAGCAGGAACAGGAGGCGTGGTACTTGACAAGGGCGCGCAAGAACTATTCGATCGTTTAGGTGAGTAGGAGGAACAGGTGAGTCAGAGACAAATCCTCGAGAACTCAATCGATCTTGCGAAGACCCTGCGTGGGCCTGGTAAGATCCTGTATGCGGGATCGGGCGTACCGATGCCCTCCAACATTCTTCAGTTGCTGGATCCCACTTCTGGAGCACCCGCCGCAAGTTGGACCTACTTCGGGTTGACTCGCGGTGGTATCAACATGGTGAAGAACCTCGACGTGACAGTTCGAGACGACCTCGATCAGATCGTCGGTGCTTATGACCAAGATGTCACTGGTCGTTCGTATCAAATTGTGACTCAGATCGCTGAAGTCGCACAGGACCAGTTTCGTCAGCAGGCTATCGCACTTGAGATGGGTCAGACCGCTACTACCGTGATGGCGACTACCGCTCAGCCAACTCAGGTTATGCGGTTCCTGGATGACAACGACAATAAGACTGAGGAACGGCGCTGGGCGGTTGTTTACCCCAAGGCCGCGAACGGAAAAGTCATCGCCTACGTATTCCGACGTGGAGCCGTTTCAGGTGGTGAGAAGACAATTCGACTGGATCAGAATGATCCGGCGAGTCCTGCACTCGACCTTCGATTCTTCCCGGAGATTGCTACTACAATCGCCGCTGAGGATCAGTATGGTCGCGTCTTCGAGATTGACTGATGGCTGAGAGGCGGCAAGCTACTCGTCGTGAGCCAATCGAAGTTGAAATCGACGACGGTCGGCTCTTCATCGCGAGACCTCTACCGTGGCTGGAAGCCAACGATCTTGGTAACATGATCGTCAAGCAGAATGCCGAGTCGTTCAACGAATTCGTTCGACTCTACGTCAGCGATGACGGAGTTCCACAGCTGGAGGCAGCACTCAAACAGAAGGTCAATGACTGGACTCCAATTCTCAGAGCCGCATTCCCAGAGGATGCAGATGACAATGAGAAGTGGACAAAGCCAAGAATTCTGACTAATGATGAATGTGCCGACTTGGTGCTTGCTTCTCTTGATGTAAATCATCTTGAACATATCAGGCACCTCGTCGACCCAAACTCCCCGACCCCGACGCTTCCTGGTGGGATCGATACCTTGCTGTCGGGGGAGGATGGTCAGAAGACGACATCTACAGCCGACTCCGCCTCTGTGGATTCTCCCGAGCCGACACCCTCGACTTAACTCGGGGAGAGATGGTTGGTATTCTAGAGCAGTATGTCGAAGATCTTTGGGATCAGCGATATTGGGAACTTGCTCTAACTGCTAAGGAACCAATGGAATCTTATAAGGAAATGAAAGACACAGCCAAGTCACTGCGTGAATCTCCTGCACTGGAGGAACTCCCTTCAGAACAGCAAGCTTGGCTTAGGAAGGTTTGATGACAAGTACTAGGGGTACTCCTAGGCTCGGTCAATCCGGGATGGCCCTCAGCTCACTTGGTGCTGTTGGTGGTGCTCGCGGTACTGCGGCAGGCGGTCTGCGGATTCTTGTTGAGTTCTTTACTCAATATGATCCTGCTGCGGTTAAGCAACTTGAAGCTGATCTAGCTAATCTCGAACAGATTGAGCAGTCCCAAAACGCCAAGAGTGCTTCTCTCGAGCAGCAAGCTTCAAATCGACGCATTAAGATTGCTCAAGCTGAAGCTTTGGTTAAAGCCAAGATTGTCGATCGTGGTGCAAAGGCTCAGTTTAGACAGGCCCAGAATCTTCGCAAGACAGGTTCTGCAGCTGATGTAAGAACAGCCATTTCACTAGAGAAACTAGCACTCAACAAATCTGATCTAACTGCCAAAGAAGAAAAGATCATCCGAGCTGCTGTCGGACATCGCACTCGTCTAAGAAACCTCGAGGCACAGCAAGAGCGGATCGCAAAAGCCCGGCTGGCAACTGAGGAGCAGATTGCCGCAACCTCGGGATCGTTAGCTCAGCAGCGTGGCATCAAAAGTGGCGTCATTCCGAAACTCGGTGGATTAGCAATTGGCGCAATCGGTGGAATCGTTGGTGGTGCTGTTCTCGGTGTGGGTTTTGCAGCTGCTCAGGCGGGTCTAGAACTTCTCGGTGAGGGCCTTCAGAACATCCTAGACCCAGCACGCAAGGCACGAGAAGTGTTGTCAGATGTTGCTAGTGCTATCAATAAGTTGATTGAAGCTAGCGATGGGCTCACCGACGAGGAGGTAATCTCCAGTTATCTGAAGTCATTGGGATTGCAAGCTGACGATGACACGGTAACACTCTTAAAGCAGGCAGCTGCCGCTCAGCGGGCGCAGGAACGTGTAGACCAGTACATGCAGACTGGGCTTGTAGCTTCACAGGCGACAGCGCTTTTCGATGAACAGGTTAAGCGTCTGGCAAAACAATTTGAATCTGAAGCTCGGGCAGCCTATGTCGCCGAGAATGCCACCGGTGGTTTGATCGACCGACAGACGGCCGCGCAAATCTCGATGGATGCTATGGGGAGAGCTGCTCGATTCCTCGCGGATGGGGAGACTATCGCTGCTGATGAAGCTGATAGACTTGCAGCGAAAACTGCAGCCTTAGCTCGCAATCTCGAGGCTGTTGCGATTCTCGCGCGTTACGCGGCGGAAGCCCTAGATCAAGCAATTTCAGCTGGTGCACAGGCAGCGTTCATCAATCCCATTGATCAGCAGATTGAGAGCTTACAAGAAAGCGGTCCTAGCGCAAAGACGCAAGCACTTCAAGCTAAGATTGAACAGCTCCAGTCAAGTGGTGACGGCGGTTCTCAGAAGAACTCAGAGCTGGCGAATATTGCTGAAGAGCGAGCCTTGATTCTACTTCGTATGCGTTTGCGAATGATGGGAACAGAGATTGACCTCAGCAAGTTCGCGGGTAAATTCCTGCTAGAAGCTATCAACGCCAAGATTACGGCACTTGACAAGCAGGCTGCTGCTCAAGATCGCGTCAACCGACTGCTTGATCTGCAGTTCCGTATGTCACAAACCATTCGTCGCAACGAAGGCGAGTCCATCAACGACTTCATGGAACGTCGAGCTCAAGAAAATCGCAACCTGCTGTCTGAGCAGCGCGATCTTGAGAACGAGAGAATTAAGGAAAGTCTCCAAGAGCAACAAGAGAAAGTTCAGGACGAGGTTGCTCTGGCAGAATTGTCCGAGCGTCAGAAGAATGCTGCCGCGAAGGGCGGGTCAGATAATCGCCTCAAGCTACTTCAGAAAGAACTTGAGGCTTCTCAGAAGGCTGATGCTGCGGCTCTTAAAGCTAAGCTTGCTGCACTTGAGAAGCAGCGCCAGGCATATCAGAAGTCTGCTGATGACGCGGCCTACTACGCCTCTGTGGCAGCCAACGATGAGATTAGAGAGGCTGCTCGTGCAGCCAACTCCGTATCTCGGATTGCCGCACTCAGCGGTAAATCTCGAGGTCTGTCAGCAGCTAAGTCGTTCCTCGAGGCACTTTTGCAGTCTGGAGTTCTGTCATCGAGCGAAGCCGCAGATGTCATAGCTGCTATAAATCGCATCAACAAGACGCTGTCGTTAGTTGGTGATGCCCAGTATGCTGTAATGAAGAACACTCTAGTTAAGCCGGGTTCTGCGCCCACTCCCTTTGCTTCTGGTGGCTTCATCCCCCTCAATGCAGGTTCTACTCCGTTCGGACGCAACGCTCGGTTCGGAGAGCACGGTACAGAAGGTGGCATGTTCGTGCTTAGTACTCAGATGATGAACAAGATGAAAGGTAGCAACTCTGGTGGACCCTTCCGTGATTTGATCATCAATCGTTCAGATGATCCACAGGCAGACTACTACCGAACGAAGCGCATGGTGAGGGATGTTGTGAGAGAGGAGATTGGTAAATGATTCCCAATCTCGTCGTTTTCTCCCATGCCACTTACGTGGGGGCTTCTGGGGCAACTGCCGCTGCTACTTATTCGTTCTTCACTAGTGGCTATCAGCCACCTTCTCAGGATCGTGCGGTTGACAGCGATACTGTAATCAACCAAAATGGTAGATTCAAGTATCTCTATGACAACGGACCCGGATTTCGCAGGTGGGCACCTTTCGAGGTCCGTTGTGAAAATCAGTTTCAAGTTCAACTTGCTGCAGATGCAGCAACCCAATTCGCGCATCTAATCGAGATGTGGTATCACCCAGGGATGCTAGGAATGCAAGCACCAGAGGGAACCTACATCGTGCATTGGTCAGAATCCCTCGAGAAGAACTTTAGGGTTTTCCCTCAGTTCAATGCTTCTCAAATTGAGAATGCGGTAACTGTGCAATTCGAAGAGGGTCAATGATGGCAGGTAACACGAACTTCCCCACTGGTCTGGACGACAACTCATCTCTCGGTGAAGTGACTGATGGCGTCACTGAAATCCTGGATGAGCACCACAACAACCCTAAAGAAGCCATCATCGCCATCGAGCGTAAAGTTGGAATCCATAATACGGCAGTTCCAACTTCTCTGGACTATCGCCTAGGTCATCCGAGCCTCGGTCATTCTCACAATGCCGCATCTGGGCAGGGTCCGAGGCTCAGTGCTACAGTGTTTGGGCTTGCCGCAACCGGCATCGCCTCATATGTCACAGCGGGCATCATCTCAGTGCCTACTCAGATTCCCCGCTATATCGTGTCGATGTACCAGGCTGGCTCAATTGCCGTCGGTTCTAAGATTACAGGACCGGTCGTTCTGGGTCGGACCATGCAAATCGAGAGCGTGCAAGCCGGGATGCGTCGAGGTCCGTCCGGAGCCACTACTGGTCTCATCATCAGAGTAGGACCGAGCAATATCTTCGGTGCATCTAACGGCTTTGGACCAAACTTCGCACCGGGTGCTACCACCTATCGTAGTGCTGCAACTCCTAATGTGCTCACTGCTCCCTCTGGAGCGGTAATCACTCTGGACGCCACAGCGGTGGGTTCTAGCGATCCTGGACAGGATACGACCATCACTTTCGTTTTCAGGGAATAAGATGGCAAAGTACGGCGATAACCACCTCTATGATGATGAGTCAATCTATGGTCGCATCACACCAACTCTTCTAGCTGCACAGGAATCTCACCATAGGCAAACAGCTCTTCGTGTACAGATAACAGACGAGCGGCTCAACCTGTGGGAACATCTTACAGGTTCTCATACCTACGAGGAAGGAATCTCAGCAGCTTACGCGGCGGTTAATGGGTCTAACCATTCTTGGGATATTGGGTTCTGGGCTTTCCGGGGTTGGCACAGCATGATAATCCTCCCCAATGGAACTATTGTCAGAACTCGAGTGGGTGATCCTGCAGACCTCGATGACAGGCAAATCTGGATTCAGGAAGTCACGGACCCTGATAATCTACCTCAGTGGGATAACTGGTCAGTTCTCTATTCTGGCACCCACTATGGGAACGCTGCAATCATAGTTACAGGCGCTAGCACTTATGACATTGTTCACTTCAAGGGTGATGGCAACGTTTATCTGAATAACTCTATTCACCATGATTTTGATGCAATTGCGGGAGATGGTTGGGAACCACTTCTTTGGAATGGGGTTGTTGATCGAGACGGATCGGGTTGGATCGGAGCCCTTTACCGAGACATGAACATCGATCATCGAAGAACAATTGATAACTTCTACATTGAAGATATCGCAGGTGGGGCCAACTACTTCTGGGATCGTCAGAACTATAGTTGGATGCGTGGCGGAATGGTAGGCATCAATCTCGATGTTGATACCATCGCCCGCATTGGTGCGTTTCAGTTACACTTCAATCCACGAGACGGTGATCATGGAGTTGCTATTCACTACTGCGAACAGACCACTGACGGCGAGAATCGCTTGACTCCTCCCTACATCATTCGTGGGATCGGAGGAGGTGCGGGTAGTAACTACATCGTTGGCTTGAGCCTTCGTCTCCTGTCTGATGGCTACTATTACCTGAACGCCATTGAAGTTCACCATGATGAAGAGGGAGAGGCGGTAACTCCACTTGGTATGGGAATGCCAGTTTGGATGCGATCCAAGAACCTCAAGCATTGGAGCGATCCTGTAATTGGCCCGCCACTTGAGAACACGGGTTCACTCAGTCCTTTCATCGAGAAGGACGGCTATGTTTACTGGGCGGATAGCGAGGTCGTCTATCGTCGTCCGATGGGGACTGTCATCTATGACATCTCAAACTATGTGCCTACCCTTGAATTCGAACTGCCCCGTGATAATCAGCCAGGAACGGGCAGTACAACGGTCGCTAACCCAGCTGGTATCAACAACTACCTGAAAGAACTCAATGACCGAGAACTCGTAGTCGAAATCGGGTTGAAGACCGAAACTGGTGGATATGAGTACACCAAGTTCGATCGATTCTGGATTACTCGGCAGAACAAGGAACTCCAGGGAACTATCAGTCGTCTGCAAGTTGAGTTCGGGGACATCTGGGCACGGCTCGATACGTCCATGCGTGATGTTACCAATCACGTTGGTCAAACCGTTTGGGATGATTGGTCACCGGGGAAGCGCAACAAAGCTTTCAACTATTTCTTCGCCACTGATACTAATCCGGTCGAAACTACGGACTATCGTCTAACCACCACAGGAATCTGTCTGTGGACTGGATGGAAGGGACACAACATGGACGTGTCCGTTCATTTCAGCGGGTTCACTGGTAATCCCTATATCATCACTAGATATCAAGATCCTCAGAACTTTATGTTCTGGGAGTATGATAATGGCACTGGTGATTTATACCTTAACCAACTGATTGATGGAATTATCTTTGGAGTTGATGGGGTATCAGTACCTGTCGATTCTACGCCCACTATTCGCATTCGACAAACGTGGCATTTCTACGAAGCTTGGTTCAATGGCGTCAAGGTCATGGATGATGCCTATGCAGACAATCACTATGTACCTGGCCAGAACCCCTTGATCCATCAAGGCTATGTGGGCTTCGCCGCGAGTGCTGGTGGATATACCCTTTCCAACTTCCACTTCCAGGATTGGGAATCACCAATCACTACTGAAGACCTAATTCGCATTGCACTGGCGGCTGGGGACTTCCACGACGTAATCGTGGGTGGAGCTTCGAGTAGAGTCTTCGCACTGGTTTGGGGACCGCAGACGGACGCGGAAACTCTTGCTGATGCTCTGGCGCAGACTCTCGAAATCGACAAGCTCCAGCTGATCTGGCGTAATGGATCGGTCGAAGTCGGCAAGTTCAACAGTGAGACGTCGAAGAAAACTATCCGCAATGAAGTCGTGAAGTCTGAGGAAATCGACGAGGCAAATCGCAGAATCAATCTCGCAGTAGTGGATGGAAACGAGGACTTCTGGCTTGAGATTGATACGGCAGATACCATGACCAGAGGTCGACAGATTACCTCGTACTTCGACGTGCCTGAGTTGCTCGACCGTGACGACGTAATCGCTAGGGCGAAAGAGGAGATTCGGCGAGGGGCACAGGGCGCAAGCCCCGGAGGAACAACTCCCCTCTTCTTCGACCTGTGGCGGATGGATGCGGTCACCTGGGTCGATCCTGAGGGGAATGAGAAGCTAGTCCGTATCGAGGGATTCTCTGTGGAAATTGATCAGAGCAAGACGCCTCACCAGAGACAGACCTTCGATACTGCGGAGTATCCTTCTGAAACTACAAGTGCCCTCAATCGCCCACCACCGACAGCTACTGGAGTGGGGGTTGTTGAGTAGTGCCTAGACGACTCGATACTTCACGACACGTTGTCAAGGATATCTCCGCACGCCCCAGGAAAATCACCTCGGGAACACTAGCCGAAGATTACGACGGCATCGGACAGTATACCCTAGTGTCGCTCGCTGGCAGTTCTGTCTCCTCGGCGTATAAAGCTCGCCTCGCTGTGGGGGACTTCGGAACTGGTCAGGTAATCCCCAGGGGAACGAGAGTCACGCTATTCGTCAATCGGGGACAGATCGAAATCCTTTCACTTGGTGCGAAATGAGACAGATCTGGACTCCACGTACTCAGATCAAGCGGGCTGGGAGGCTATCTGATGGTATCCATAGAGGAACGTTGGCAGAGGATTATGACGGCATCGGTCAGTATGTTCTGGTCGCACTTGCCGGTAGTTCTGTATCGTCTGCGTATAAGGCACGTGTTGCTGCTGGAGATTTCGGTGGTCGCCGTGTTATTCCTCGTGGCTCTAGGGTTGTCGTCCATTCCAATCGTGGGAACCTAGAGGTATTCTTGGGCAACCGTCCACGACCATGCGATCAGACCTGCCTGCTTGAGTACTTCGAGAATGACTTCCCGGATGATGAGTGGGGTCCGGGAGTTGGATTCGATTGGGACTGGAATCAAGCAGGGCCAGGTGGTGCTACATACCAGGTGTTCGGTTTTCCACAGCCCGATGGTGGTAACGGGCAGGTTGCTCAGCTAGACCTTTCTCTGGGTGGTAACTCCAATGATCACGGAGATACTTACCAAAACACTGATGACTTACCAGATGCGTGGAGTAGGGACTTTGAGTTAAGTACGGCTTTCATCGCCAGCATTCTCCCTCACGCTGATCTAGGTGACAACCGCGCGTCATGGGCAATCGGAATGTCAGAGGACAATCCCGCTAGCTCGTTGACTCAGTGCCTCTTCTTTAGGGTTCAGGACAGTACGCTAGGCGGTCAGGATTCAGTTCGATTGCTTATACCGGGAGTTGATCCTGATAAGATCTCGTGGCCTGTCCCCCAATCAAGTACTACCAAGATTCTTTGGAAGAAGATTGGTAGTAGGCACTACGTTAAACTCTGGTATTTCGATGATCCCGAACCGACCTCCTGGACTTTCGACGGGATCATTCAAACTGATCCAGGACCAACACTCCAGTCCCTCTTCGTCTACTCTGATCAACCCCACACTCGCGTCTTCTCCACCGATCCCAATGCTTCGTTGATGACAACTTGGTTTAGGATTCTGGTATGCAACTGTGTCAGACTATCCCCTAATGTATTCACTTGGCCTTAACAGGAGGAAGAGGTTAGTGTTAGAAAAGGGGAACAACCCTGATCCGACAGATGTTAACATCACCAACACATCTCCAGTTCCGGTGGTAGTAGCAGAGGAGACACTGCAACTCGAGTCTCAGATAACTTCGAAACAGCTAGCTGCGGCAGCTAGGGTAGACGCCGAAATCCTAAGAACCGAGGATCAACGAAGAATTAGTGGTATCTGGGAAGGTACGCAACAGCGCATCGCTTTGTCGGTTGTGTGGGTTGCACTATTCGTGGTCAGCATCCTCGTTCTGTCTCCAATCATAGTACTGGTTGTGAAGGGAAGTACTCCGGAGTTTGCTGTCACGGCGTCAGTTGCGGGTATGCTGTTCTTGACTGGCATCGCTAACTTGGTCATCGGATTCTACTTTGGGAGAACTAACCATACGCGAGTTGGTGGAGAGGTTGTTTCAGGAGATGATAAGTCTGGCAGATAATGTGCAATGGGAAAGCCACGGTCATTTGAGACAAGGAGATTAGCCTATGAGATCACGTATGCCGGTCTAGACCATCAAAAATAAAACTCGAGTATTGTCCCCGCCTTGACGATATGTAAGATCAGGCTGGGAATCACATACGAGGGCGGCATGGCGACAACTCCAAGATACGTAGGTAGACATGAGGATCAGTTCGATGGGTCTAAACTACAGAACCAGAATTGTGTGCCTGCCAGCTTAGGTGACGCTGCACGAAGCGTGACCAAGGGCTCTGTAGATAAGAATGGTGGACAGGTTCGTGCACTAGTCAAGATCACGGAGGAGCAGAACCCCACTTCACCTGGGTGGACTCTTAAAGATGCCGATCTGGCAGCAAGCCGATTAGGCATCAACTTTAACTACACAACCTCGGGCACGTGGTCGCAGCTGCAAGCTCGTCGCGCCGAAGGCCGGATGATCGTTCTACAGGGTGATAGTGACGTCTTCACGTCCGGATGCTCTAGTGCCTTCGACGGCAATCATTGCATCGTCATCCATCCCAACAGCAACGATGTTGGTGACTGGCTAACAGGAGACCCGATCTGTTTAGGTTGGAGGTGGGAAGACGAAACAACTTTACGCAGATACGCAGAGAAGTTCGGTGGCGGTACTGTACTGTTCGGATACACGGACATCGTTCCACTAGCGATTAACGAGGAGGCAGACGTGGCGGTAGTTATCACGATTACTCCCCAGACAGGGAGATTTACTATCCCCGCTAATCAGTCAGTGATAGGATTAAAGGTCGATCCCACCACAGGACTGGTGTCAGAGAGAAAGACCTGGGCACCAAATCCAAATCCCAGCTCGGCATCATACGATGCCAGAATCACCACGACGGCTTTCAGGGGAAACCCCTTCATTCGGGGGTCCAATGGATTCTTCGATGATTATTGGATCAGTACGGCACAGGTAGAAGAAGTACCTGATGCACCTGCTCCTCCGCAGGATTGTTCTACCCAAGTAATAGCGGCGAAGCAAGCAGGAATGGCCGAGGGAATTGCGGCGGAAAAACTGCGTGTTCGTAACACGTTGGGAATCTAGGAGGCTATGATGGTACAGGAAACTGCAGTACAAGCAACTGCGTCGGCATTGACAGACGGCACCGGAATCAGCAAGCTGCTCGGGAGTAAGATTCTTAAGGATCTTGTTCTCGACGCGCTGCTATCGTTGCCGGTCAGCCTCGCTGCCATCAACATCACCGGATTGGAGGGAGCTCTGGCCGCCCCATTGGTGGTTGGTATCGCCGTGTCAGATGCCCTAATCCGGGTGATTTATAGGGGCGCGTTGCGATACGCACAGAGCTAATTACGATCACGAGCTCGGGCCTCCTGGAGTTCGTCGATCCGGTCGAGGATGCGCAGTGCCTCTTCGACTGATGAGATCACCCGGGCAACGCCGCCTGTTCGGGTGATCTCGCTTATCCTGTAGGCCTGGAGTTTAGTGGGCTTTCCTTCTTCATCACGTTTGACTTCGAACGCTATAAAACGCGCACGGTAACAGCCGATGATGTCGGGTAATCCCTTCTTCACCATCGGACTACCGTGCGTCTTATACCAGAAACCGCCCCTCTTATTCAGCGCTTTGAGAATTCGTTTCTTGACGCTGGATTCGAGGGGCGATTTCTTTGTGTTCATCTTACAGGTCGTCTACGTCGATTTCATCAACGTCTTCGTCGTCCTCATCCTCGTCATCCTCGACGACGGGCTTCTTGGACTTCTTCTTTTTGGTCTTCTCCTTCTTGGCCTTCTTCTTGGGCTTCTCCTCTTCTTCCTCCTCTTCTTCGTCCTCATCTTCCTCCTCTTCTTCGTCTTCTTCCTCTTCGTCTTCTTCCTCGTCCTCATCGTCGTCGGCCTTGTTCTTCAGGTCGTCCCAATCCTTCTTGGAGAAGGTGGCCGAAACCTTCGATGAGAACTTGCCGCTACCCTCAGGATACTCCTCTTCCTCGGTAGTGATACCGATGAGTCCCTGCTGCTTGACAATCTTGGCAAGCGGGATATCAACCGAGCTCTGCGGTACCTTGTTCTCTCCGAGCAGGTCCATGAGGAAGCCGCGAAGGCTCCACAGCGACTCCTTCGAGAGTCCCGTCCTGTGGAAGATCTTCTTGCCACGATACTTTTTAGGCTCCTGAATTACCAGGCCCCACAGGATATGCTTACGTGACGGATCGTCCTTCTTCTTCCGGACCTCCCCACTCTGAACCTGTGCGAGGTAGTCGTCATCAGGGACGTGGGCTGATCGTCCACCCCCACCCCGTTCAACTCCTGTGAAGTCGACCGTCAGAACCTTGGGCGTCTTGCCCTTCTGTGGCTTCGGCATCTATCGCTCTCCTGCAATCTTCTTGAGGAATCCACCAAACGTTGGGTTGCGCTCGATGTACTTAAGTTCTTCGAACCTATTACCCGCCACGTACTTTGGATGTGAACCCAATAGCATTCTCCTTTCCTTCACGGTCTTGCCCTTCTTATCTACGGTGTCCGCAACGTACATCCTCCCAATGATATCAACTGCCGACAGAAGAGTGGATCGAGGGGAAGGTGATAGTTCCGGGTGGACTTCCGACGTAATCGTTCCATCTTCATCCTCCGAGTCTGTCCGCTTCTCCTGCGCTGTGAATATAACGTGCATTGGCAGATTACGAAACTTGATGATAACATCCTTAAGATGCTCACCCAGCTTACCCCAACTGCGTTGGTCAGGGGACTTCGGATCGCGGTTAAAGTCTCGGTCGTGGTCGTCCTTCAGAACGAACTTCATGCAGACGATAGCGAGCATGGTAACGGTGTCGATGACCACTACCTCAAAGTCATGTTCTCCACTACGAAGAAGCCAGTAAATAGCGTCAAGGTCATCCCATACTTGTACTCGGTACTTGCTAGCGTTCTTGTATTTCCTAACAGAGGTTGTTCCCCGTTCGTTACAGTCAATGACTAGAGTTTTAAGTTCGGACGAGCAGGCGAACCGTGTCTTGCCCACCTTATTTTTGGAGTAGACAACCATCTTAACCCAGTCGTCTTCTCCTACTGGCGTGATCTTGCCTCGCGCTTTCTCAATTTCACTCGTCCGATTCTTCGTCTTCTTCCCAGTCTTCCGTTTCGCTAACGATATCGCCACGCAAATCCCTTTCTACTTTCAACGTGAACTTGGTGCGTCGCATCAATGATGTGTCGAAGCCATTAAGTTCGGCTCGGCAAAGATCATGATATGAACACATTGTGGCACAATCTTTTGTGATAACGCGATACCGTCTCTTATCTGTACGGATATGCTTCGCAGTTGAGAGTGCGTCACGAAGGATTTCTTTGGTGACGTGAGCTTCACGAGGAAGTCTATAGCGTCTAAGGAAAGGGGACTTTCGTTGCAGAGGTTTGAGGATATCTCGAAAGTCGTTGGGATCGTATCCATTGGAACGAAGAAATCTATGGACCGTCGGATAGTCGCTAACAAACTTTCTCTTGCTAAGTGATCCATCCTGATTGATACGTGGTACGCCAGGAGGCTTGGATTTGACATAGTTGTAGATGACGCCGGCGATATCCCAACCCCAGGCTTCTCTAGCCGCCCACGGATATAGCATAAGTTGCGGATCCATAGCGTGATAAGCCCCAGCATCAGGGATCGTGCCTGCTGTTTTATGGTCAACAATCCACCACCTGCCCTCCCTGTCAACAATCACTAGATCGATGATACCTTGAAGTGTCTGGACCTTTCCACCGATCTTGAGCGGTGTCGGTACTTCGAACGCCTGTTCGATCGCTTTGACTTCCCACCCATCATCCCTGTAATACCACAGGTAGGACTTGACGATCTGCTTGACGATGTCAGGAAGCTTCTGACCCCTCCTGCCCCTCTTACTCTCGAGGACAACTCTCTCTTCCTCAAAGAGCTTCTTGTAATCCTTGACGTAATCGTTGTGTCCGATCCGCCAATCGCCCTCTCTATAATGGGATTCAAGTGCTGCATGAACCCATGATCCCAGATAGAGGGGTCGAGACTTCTGCTTCGGAACTAGACGATCGTCGTACTTGTATTCCCACTGCTTGGGACAACGCTGGAACGTCTTCAGTTCCGACCATGAAATCGCTTTTAGTTCAGTCACGCCGCCTCCATGTACTCATTATATTACAACCCATTTCACTTGTCAATCTTCATGACCTGGGCAGAAATCTCGGAATCCCATGAAAGCTGCCCCACCTTCCCAGAGTTCACTCAGGTTGTACTCATAGGGTGATCGACGGGCAGGCAATGGGGCTCCCTGTAAATATCTGAAATTCCTGTGAGGTACATCGGGGTTGTGAGCTCTCGCCCATTGCAGATGAGGATACACTCGACGCCGAGGTTGCCTGCAGATAGGACAGATGATACCAATCAATGTTCACCCCAATGAGTTCCTACTGTCACGTCTGCCTCGATCGGCACTGTCGGCTTGAACCCGAACAGCTTCTTCAGCGGTAGATTTTCCATGACTTGTTTCGTGATTTTAGCTGCTTCCCCAGCATAATCCTCTGTGGCTTCAATGAGGATAGAATCATGTACGTTCCCAAGGATGTGTGCTCTTTCACTGTCGAGCTTCTTACTAAGTAGGACCATTGAGAGTACAGTAAGATCGGAAGCAAAGCCCTGAACCGGTGCGTTGATTGCCTCCCTCTCGGCGTCTCCCTGAACCATCTCATCGGTAGAATTGATCGTGGGCAAGTGACGAATCCTTCCGATAGGGGAAGTAACTTGACCTGTGTTCCTAACAACTCGTCGAGCTCTTTCATGCCAAGCAGGGAGTCGATTGTACTGAGCAAAGAAAGCTTTACGATATGCCTGCGCCTCAGCGTCTGTAACTTCCGTGGCAAACTTTTCCTTAGCGTAGACTTTGAACTTCTTCCAACCCATTCCATAGAGGAATCCAAAGTTCACCGCCTTTGCAAGTTTGCGTTCTTCCTTAGTCAACGACTTCGCAGGTTTGCCCAAAATCTTTGAAGCCGTCTCCGCATGCGGATCTCCGCCTGAATTGAATGCTTTTGTAAGAGCCCCATCTCTGGATAACATCGCAGCAATTCGCAACTCGATTTGAGCAAAGTCAGCTTCAATGAATTTCCAGCCCGACTCCACACCGATAATGCTTCGAATGTAAATATCTCGTGGCACCTGTTGCATATTAGAGGATAGTCGCCCGGTGACAGTTCCAGAGATGTTATAAGAGGTGAAAAGTCGTGGTCGGCCAGCAACTCTAACTCGGTCCATCCAATTTCTAGTATAGGTTGACTCATTCTTTTGCCACTTCCTCAGTTCCATAAGCTTGGCAACAGCCGGGTGTTTGTCTACGAGTTGGAGAAGTGCTGATTCGTTGGTTGAAGCAGCTCCCTTTGGTGTTCTGACTACGATCGGCAATTTGAGGTGACCGAAGAACCACTTACCCAAGAACTGCGGTGACCTGAAGTTGGCGATATCTTGTAAGTCCTCAGGGAGCATCTCCATCATCTCATCGTTGACTTGCTTAATCTTGCGAAGGATAGACCTGTGGCGACGCTCTAGACGATCCATGTCCACGGGGAATCCGACCTCCTCGAAGTCGACGAACGCTCGACACGCGGGCATAGTCAAATTGATGAAAAGTCGGGCCAGTCTTGGGTGTTTCTTCAAATCTTCTCTGAAGATATGGTAGAGTCGAAGTGTGTAATCTGTATCCTTCCCATTGTAGATAGCAAGTTTACGAAGTGGAGTAACATTCGCACCGAAACTAATCCCGGCTTCGTAGTCATCAGCTCCAAGCAAGGATCGAGCAAGAGGCTTAAGTCCGCTGGGGCGATTCTCATCGAGCAGGTGAGCTGCAAGTTTAGTATCAAAGTGCGAGTAGAGATTGACACCCTTTACTCTCATCCATGCTTCATCGAACTTAACATTATGTCCGACCATTTTCTTTCCAGCAAGTGCCACATCCAAAGCACTGTAGACACGTTCGATGGGGATGTCCCAGCTTGATTCTGGATGTTCAAGCGCGACCACGTACGACTTTCCCGGTTCCCACGAGAACGAACAAGTGTGAATAACTCCATCAGGTGACCATGGATGGAGGCCACCTTCATCCTCGTAAGCATTAGTACTCCCTGTCTCTACATCGAATGCGATGGGTGTCTCAACTGATGCAAGCATCTTGCATAGCATCGCAAGTGATTTCGAATTCCGAATTAGCTTACTTTCTGTTTCCGGGGTGGTATCTTCACCTTTGGTCAGGCGGACAAAGGACAGCAGGTCGCCTCTGAAGCCGCTGTCTAGCCCGGGATTTCGTAGGACGGCGGCAGGATGGACCGTCACAAAGGCCGTCGCGCCAGACGGCAACACCTTTGAAGTTCCCCGTTTCTTCATAACCCCCGAAGTGTTCAGGATTGCTTTGAGTGCCGCGTTGCCCATAACGAGAATGTAGTCAGGCCGAACAATCTCGAGCTCAGACCGCATGTAAACACCGCAAGCCTTAATCTGCCCTGGTGTTGGCGTTGCATTATCCGGTGGTCTACATCTAGCCGCATTAGTGATGTAAACGGAGTCTCTTGGCATTCCAACTTCGGATAGAATGCGATCGAGATACCTACCGGCAGGTCCTGAGAAGGGGCGAGCGATATCATCTTCCCTCGCACCGGGTGCTTCCCCGACGAGCATGATGCGAGCTGGGACAGGGCCGTCTCCCAGTAAACAAACCGATTGTGCTTCCTTATGAAGGGGACAGAGAACACAATTCTCATTCCTTATTGGCAGCCAGACTTTCTTGTAGGCTTCAGGATTAAGGGGCATCGTTGGGCATCCTGATAGGAATCCACCCGAGGTCTTCGTGTCTGATTTCCGCGGGCGAAGCCCCTTTCTTATCAGCGCATTGTGGACAGGGGGGAATACCCCAAGAAGCCCAACCATGTATACATTCTTCTGGTGGTGGAATGTGGTGAATTTCTAGTCCCGCCGTTTCGAGGAGGACGAGTCCGGTGGGATCGCGATAGGGGTGTTCGTAGACGACTCGAGAAATTCCTGAATTGATAACCGACTTCGCGCAGGCATCACAAGGCGAATGTGTGCAGTGGAGCTCCGCACCATCTGTGCTAGTTCCGAATCGGGCTGCGAAAGCAATTGCATTAGCCTCTGCATGAACTGTTCTGCTGCATCCTGAGTTGATGCCGAGTGAACAACCAACGTCTGTGCAGTGGGGGAGTCCAGCAGGAGCTCCAACGTAACCCGTGCTAATGATTCTTCCTTCTCTCGAGATGATCGCTCCGACCTGTGCACGATTACACGTTCCTCTCGTACTCATTACTACAGCAAGTCGCATTAGCCACTCATCTCGATTTGGTCTATCGATCATAGCAACTCTCTCTCAGCTGCGAAGACGTGCATACTTGAGATGTGCATTACGAGTTTGTTAGCTGGTGCCCCCACTTGTTTTCCCACCCATTGAGCCAATCTCCCCGCCATGTAGACATCATCACGGAAGTGTCTGAAGAAGTCACACGATCGAATGTAGTAGACGATCTTCAGGTTTCCGTTTCTGATGAGGAAGTGGTAGCCGAGCGTGCACGGAACGCGCTGTCCTTCAGCTGCTCCAGTATCCTCTGGAAACCAGACCGGAAGATAAGCTTGCCGTGTCCCCGGACGGGACTGTAGGAGTAGAACGAGATCGGAGAGGTCGCCCCAGGGATATCGGATTCCGAAGTTGACAATCTCTCCTTTGTCGCTTCCGGCTGTCTTTGGCCAGAATCTTTCGGGATAGGTGTGGCTGAATTTCTCATCGGACTTGAACTGTTCGTTATCTCTCTGAGCGTACGGCCACCAAGCACTTGAGGGTGGTGGATTCCACGGTTTTCCACTGACTCTCTCCTGGAAGTGATCTTCAGCCCAGGGCAGATTGGGCCGCACCGCTGTCTGCCACTTCTCCTTCCTGTCTGGAATACCCACCTCGAATGACACGTCTTCGATCTCAATAGTCGCTGCTTGTGGCATTTCCGCATTCTGGATTGCTTGCCACTCGCCGACTTGAACTTCAGGAGCTAACTTGAGTCTATCCTGAATCTCAACCGCGATGGTATTGAAGTCCGCGGTCCAGGGAATCACGTTCATCGCATCGACTTCGGCAGGCATGATTTCTTGATGCGACCACTATTTCGCATCTGGGAGTAGGTCTGTACTCTCCTCTCTCGTGGAATCTTCAGCAGTTTCTTGGCTTCTGATTCGGTCAGTGGAGTCTCATCTGACCGGAGTGGGGCCGATTCCGTTAGTTCCCGAATGTTTCCCTGTTGATCCATTCCCATCAATAATCTCCAACTTTGGGCGACGACCTTTCCCTGTGAGAATAAGGTCGGATGCCTCCCGTGCAGTAAGTCGTTTCTTACCTTTGTTAATGTTCTTCTCTGCATGCCACCCCTTCAACTGTAACGTCTCCACAGGGAATGACCTGAAGTACCCTTCCTGTGCGTTCTCCCACTTCGTCTTCATCCTTCGGGCGGCTCTCCACTTGATTTCCTCCATCGGCCTATTCATGTAAGCGACGTAGTAGCGGACAGCATCACCGATGCGATTATCTTGTTCTGAGTATTTCTTCAGGAGCCCTCGCTGCTCGAGGAAGTGGACCGTCTCGACTGTTTTGAGGATGAAGTTGGGGCACATGATTTGGAATCGAATGGTAGAGGGGTCGACTCCCATTCGTTCTCCAAGTCTTCGAGCCACGAAGTCAGCGAGTGCATAATCCGCGACTCCAGAGAACCCCAGTGATTGGGCCCGAGTGAAGAGAGTGAGAGTAGGGGGTTTGCTCTTAGGCTGTCGTCTGAAACTGTAACCGAGGAGACAGTTCCCCCATTGGTGGACCGCTTTCTTTCCACCGAAATTAGGAGGGACGCCTTTGAACTGCCAAAGCGCATCGTACGTCTTCACATTCATTGCATTCTCGATCCAGGCGTGGAGAGACTCAACATCCACGTACTGGCCCGTGAACTTGGACCACTTTGTAGGTGTGAGTCCGATGTCGCCTAGGTCGAAATCAAAGACGGCTGACTTGGCTATCACATGGTTCTGAAACGAATGGATGATGTTGCGTTGGAAGTAGTCTATCACCCCCTTCTCGTCATTGAGCATCCCGAAGTAAGCGCCTTCCCAGGCAGCCTTAAGATCAGGAAATACCTTGTTGATCACCCTTCGGAAACTCCTGCCTGTAGCCTACGCATTCTGTCTACTCGCTTCAACTTACGTTCCAGTACTTCAACGAACTCTTGAGGTTTGATGACACCTGTTAGAATCAGGATGTCAATACAGACTTGGAGTTCTGCTGCTGACACCGTGGCTGATCCATACTCCCTTGCGAACCTGTCTCTGACTGACTCCGGTTCTGCGCCTCGTTGACGATACGCCTCAGAGGCCGGCATTTCAGGATTCGGCATCTGATCCTTCCGCTAGTCCGCCTTTCTTAGCTGAGTAAGTTCCTGACGCTGCTCGGCGTCGGTTGATTTCCTGCTTCCGCTGATATTCTGCTGCTAGTTCGTCGTCATCCACTCCAAGGATTGTTAGCATGTTGCCGAGGAAATGGAGGGCGTCGATAACTTCATCTCTTACTCTGTCACGATTGACAAAGGGTGGATCGGTGGCCCAAGGTTTCCAGCTGAATTCTTCCCTCGCTTCAGCTAGTTCCTGAATTGCCGCCGTTTGATTCCAGTCGAGATAATCAGCTACTTCTGCATCGGCATCGTCGCCGTCCATAGTAGATGCATATAGGTCTCCAAACCCATACGTCTCGCGCTGGAGTCGATCAGTACTCTCGAGCCACCGCCACATCTTACGGGACGTCCGGTGTCGGCGTCACTACTTCCTTGGCTGCAGTCTTCTCTGCCTTGGTAGGCTTACAGCTGTGGTCTACCTCAGCACCCTCAGGGAGTTCCTCGACCGTCTGAAGTCCGACGACCATCCCACAGAAGGCAGGAGGAGGAATCTGGTTACGAGGGTCCTGTGGGTAGAGGGAGTGCCAGTTACCTTCAGCATCCTGTGCGTAGACAGGTGTGAGCTCATCAGTCACTTGAATCTCCTGTATCTGTGTTAGGAAGTTGCGTCCTATTCACGAGTCTCCATTCGATTGGTCCCGTGAAACAATGTTCAAGAAACGTGCAGAGACCTCCGGAAAGATCCCACGTACGGCCTGCAACGTAGGGGCCTCGATCAATAACAGGTACGACTGCTCTCCTTCCTTCCCATCGAAACTCAACGAGAGTTCCGCACGGCAAGGAACGATGAGCGACTCCTCTGAGACTTGTGGTATATGCCAATCCGCAGGCGGTGCGGTTCCCGTAGAATCCTGGTCCATACCAGCTTACCTCTGGGTCCCTGATCCAGGCAACATCACGTACCTGAATAGGCGGTTCGCTAGCTTGTACGCTTTCCACCTGTATAGAGGGTCGATCGTTGGTGGTGGTTGCGGTGGTCGATACCTGCGTCCCACTACAAAAGATCTGAATTGACCCAAGTAGTAAGACAAACAAGTTTCGTAAGTGTTGTATCTGTTCATCGAAGTTCACCAGTAAGGTAGCCTCTTACGGTTTCCGTCACCCCGTCGGGTTCTGTAGTCGCCTCCCAGTTGTAAAGGTAGAACCTCCTTCCATAGTAGTCGACCTCCTGCGAGAAAAGATAGTCGTACTCATCGACGAGTTTTTCAATGTTCTCGTGTACTCCTTCCATTTGGTCGCCTCTGATGTTAGAGGTGATGGTTGAGTACATTGGACGGCAGTAGATCAACAGAGCATCTCGTCGCAACTGCCCAATCGTTCTGACGATAGTAGTGCCTTTCGCTTTGATACTTCCTCGGATGACAGGACCATAGACAAGTTCAGAGTAGAAAAACCTATCATGAATCGGGATGTCTGGGTCGTGACTTTCTCCAATCGCCTGCGGCCACCACAGGTCGAACATCTGCTTGTCTTCCATGGTGTTTCTGACAATCTCGAGTTGAGGATAGATAGTAGTCAGCCCTCTAATCAATGTCGATTTGCCAGCTCCATCCGGACCTTCAACGATGATTCTCACCAGTACCTCCTATTGACGCATTATAAGACAACCTGACACTGGATGTCAACGTTCCAGAATATGGGGGTCGTGCAAGATCGCTTTTGCTACCTTACCCTTCTGTTTGAGTACGCTGTAGACGATTGTGTCAATACTCCTGGGAACTACTAAGTGATAGTACATCACCTTCGTCCCCTTCTGACCCGGTCTGTGGAGACGATCCTGTGATTGCCAGTAGTGAAGTGCCGAGTAACTCATGCTGTAGTAGATGCAGATGTCAGCTGCGAATAGCTCGATCCCCTCTGAGCCTGCCTGCAGTTGGGCGATCATTACTTTGACGTTTGGATCGTTCTGAAACTCCTCAATGTTACTGTCCCTGCGAGGACCGGTAACACTTCCGGACAGTATCCTATATCCTACCTTCTGTTTCGTGAGTGCTGCTTCGAGTCGTTCGAGGTCCGCAATGAAGCGGACGAAGATAACAGCCTTGTGGCCTTCCTCAATGACCAGATCCGAAATGAGGTCCATGCAAGCTCGGAGCTTTCCATCGTCGAATACCCTGATTTTACCCTCGACATCTTTGACAAATCCCGATGTAATCTGCGATAGGCGGAGAAGCTTAGTGAGTACGATGGTAGCCGTTGCATGCGTCTCCTCGATTTCAATGATCATCTCCTTAGCCATCTGACGGTAGAGAGCTTCGGCCTTGGGAGAAAGTGTTACCGGAATGTCCAGGTACACTTTAGGAGGTAAATCAAAACAGTCCTTCTTCCGAACTCGATAGGACCACTTGCGAACTTTGGCAATTAGTTCATCGAGATGCCGGTATCCCTTCAATTGGAACTTGCCGAATCCTCCCCAGATTCCGTACTTCTTTTTGAATCTACCCCAGTCACTTCGGGAGTCACCGGTTCCAAAGATCTTCTCATCAACAACTCGGAACTGTCCGAAAGCATCGAGCGGGGCTTTAGTGATGGGAGTACCCGTGAGGATAAGCGTCTGGTCGACTTCTCTAGAGATGCGGTGGGCTGATCTAGATTGTTTGGAGTAAGCGGATTTGAGTCTATGAGATTCATCAAAGATAACAAGATCTGGTTGCCACTTGATAAGTAACCCCTCAACACTCTTTCCAGTGTCATCATCGTCACGCCAGATGCCTTCGTAGTTGATAATGATATACGTGAGTTTCGTCTCATCAGGATGGCGCAAGATTCGTGATAGTGTGTTAACTCGATGTTTCGTAGCGCCCTCAAGACGGAAAGCTCTGGAAGGGACGTTAGAATGTTGACGGATCTGACGTGGCCAAACTCCAAGCACCGAAAGTGGAGCGACAACCAACACTCGTCTGACATCCCAGTTATAGAATCCGATCCCTGCCCAGTCAATTGCTACCTTCGTCTTTCCCGTGGACATCTCCATGAAGAGAGCTCCACGACCCTCTAGCTTGAGGAGCTTGTTGAGAGCTTTTTTCTGATGAGAGTACGGCTTGGTTTTATACGTATACCGAAGTCGTTTACTCGGAGTTAGAGTAAGGCTCAAGTTCTTCGTCCGTCAGCAGGTTCCTACCACAGTAGGGGTTACCAAGCCAATCAACAGTAGCTGTGTGCATCCACCTACGTTCGTCGCCCTCTTCTCCTTTACCCCATGTTTTGATGCCTTCAGTACGTTCCTTAACTGGAATCCAACAGTGGGTGCAGACACTAACGCCTTCGGATGGCTCCTCGGACATCTCTCTTTCCTCCTTTCTTCTTCTGAGTCGCTTTAGCTTGTGCTCTCATCTCGTGTTCAATCTCATACCTCATGACGAGTTCTGGGTTATACTTACGCACGTATGCGTCCTTTACGCTGATGCCACAGCCAGAGCACCGCATATAGATGAGCAGAGGTGAAGTACCTAAACCCCTTTCTTCGAACTCTCTCCACTTGATGCAGTAAGGACACCACATCAACCCCCGTCTATCTGGGATTAGCTTCTTCAAAGGTGGTGGAAATGCCCTACTCATCGAAATGATGTCAACTACAGAAATGCCGCGGCGTTTGAGTTGTTTCCCAAACTCCACGGCCTTAGTCGGTCGTTCCCCATGAAACTGCTTGAAGAGAAGCCTACCATCCTCCGGCGATCGCCACTGGACTTTCCATTGGAATCTGAGTTTAGCTAACGACTCCTGCGTGAAAATTGGGCGTTCAAGCATTCCTCTCCTTTCCTCGGGTGTGTGCAGAGCCAGTGAGTGGCCTCGTTAAATCACTCCTTCGTATCCCACTAGAGGAACTCTACATCCAAGAGGTGCACGCTCCAGTTGTAGACTTCGCTGGCTCTCGGGAAAAGTGAACAACCGCTTTGGTGTCTGCCATAGCCAAGGATACGATCGTACGGTCCCGATCCGTCCAAGTGACAGTTCCCTAGTTCACTTCTCCCGAGAGGAGAGCTGAAACGCGGTAGGGGGGATACTTACGCTTCAGCTCTCCTGTGGTCAGACGAGGGGCTGGCCCAATCAACCCGTTCACCGATCCCCGAGTATCGGAGTCGTCTGTCCACCTGTATATATTAGGACATCTGAGTTCTTTTGTCAAGGCCCAAAATCTTAGGTAGGTTCCTGATGTTTGACAGGTGATCCAAGTTGTCCTAATATATACAGGTTGACCACCCGGTCTATTGCGTCGCGCATAAGGGAGAATGAATAAGTGGCAAATCTCCTATCAGCGAGGGAGGCAGGTGAGGCACTTGACCTAACCCATCTTGAGGTCATTCGTAGAATACGAAGGGGTCAAATCAGAGCAAAGAAGGTGGGTTGGTTTTGGCTTGTGAATACGGAAGAAGTAAACCGAGTGAGGAAGAAGCGGTGGTACCTCGGGCTGATGGAGAAAAGACGTAGGAGGGGAACAGCCGAGGAATAACCACAAATGGCAAGAACGGCTCATGAATTTCTTGCCGCTGTTTGGGGTAAACGCCAAGGTTTTGTCTTTCTTCCGTTCAAAGATTTGGATAGAGAATGGCACGAGACAGCCGGTGTTCCATTCGACGGCAAAGGATCCTCGATCCCCGCAGTAGAGGAGATGAAGGCCGACCTATACTTCTGTCCGGTAGTCTTCGACCAACCACGCAGAAAGAAAGAGTTCGCCCAGGACACCAACCTCCTGTGGGCTGACCTCGATCCAGTCCACCCCGACAGCTGCAGGATCAAGCCGTCAATTGCATGGGAAAGTTCGCCCGGCAGATACCACGCACTGTGGATACTGAACCGGGACATTCCTGCAGAAAAGGCAGCTCAACTCTCGAAGCGAATTGCTTACGCAGATGGGGGTGACAAGGGTGGTTGGGATGTTACACAAGTTCTACGAATCCCTGGTACGCGCAACTATAAGTATGAGTCCCGGCCTCGTGTTAAGCTTCTATGGTTGGAAAGAAAGGCTTACTCGACAGGGGAAATCAAAGCTGCTTACCCACGACTTAACGGAACCTCTGACCATGAACCAGCTCTTGGAGATTGGCCAGCTATTCCCGAAGCTACCATCCAATCCACTATCGCCGGACTATCTATCGGTTTACGGAAACGGATTACTCGAGATTCCTCTGGAGCCGATCGATCCCGAGAGCTACAAATTCTGGCGAGGGATCTACTCCGCAAAGACGTACAACCAGAGGTGGTTGCACACATTCTTAGAAGGTCGTCCTTCAACAAGTTCGCGGGTCGTCCCACTGAGGCACAAGAATTACTCAAGCAAGTCGCTGATGCACAAACGGCGGTCGCTGCTACTCCAAAGAAGAAGAGCTCGGACATCGGGCGCCATGCCGGGATTGCGGGGGCGAAGCCCTCTGATGATGACGAAACAGTTGAACAGATGGAAGTCCATAAGTGGGGTGACTTCCTTTCCATTCCCACACATCTACGTTGGCTTGTAGACGAAAGTTGGGTTGATAACAGTGTCGGCTTTATCTCAGGCCGCTCAAAGTCTTACAAAACTTGGATTGCGCTTGATATGGCACTCAGCCTGGTGTCCGGGAAACCATTCCTTGGCCGTTACCCTGTCAGGAGAAGTGGTCCTGTACTGTTGGTCCAAGAAGAAGACCCAGCTCCTGTCTTACAAGAACGTCTTCGACTGATCGGTAAATCAAAGGACATGTTACCTGAGGCAACCTTTCTCCCCAACGGTATCATTCATGTCGAGTATCCCCAGTATCCTCTCCACATCATTAACTTGCAGGGCTTCACACTTGGCAGTGACGAGAAGATTGACCAGGTACGTCGTCTCATTGCTGAGATAAATCCAGTTGCTGTCATCCTCGACCCGTTGATTGTCATGCTCGCGGGCACAGGGGCGGATGAGAATCGTGCGACAGAAATTTCCCTCATTCTTCAGGCGGTGAAGATGTGGCGCGAGGAATTTGGCTGCTCGGTGATTATCGTCCATCACTGGAACAAAGCGAAGAACGAAGACGAACAGCGATTCGGAGAGCACATGTATGGTTCGTTTGTGTTCCATGCATGGTTGGAGAGTGCTCTGCATGTGATGCCGGTCATCGAGGAAGGACAGGAGAAGATCGACACCGTTGTGGTCGAGAGAGAATTCAAAGCCGCCCCATCTGGCCGGAGTTTGAGACTCAAGTTTGCCATCGACTCGACGGCGGAATACACGTACGACGTTTTGTTCGAGAGCGACAAGAGTTTGAGTCCGATGGGCCAAGCAATTCTGGATTTGATAACGGAAGCTGGACCACAGGGAATGACGACGCCTGAGGTAGTGAACGTGACAGGGCACGCACGACCCAAGGTTCAGGAACAGTTGAAGAAGATGGTAAGAAACAAGCAGGTCAAGGTACTTGAGAAGGGTGGTGGCCGAGGTAAATCCACACGTTATGGAGTCATCGAGGAGTAGAACATCCTATGATGGGTTTTCAGGATCCCATTGACATGGGGAACCAGAAATGGGACAATAGACTGGACAGGACAAAAGGGACCAGACAATGAGCTCTGAACCTGTCAATGAGAAGGAGGTGGGTTTGCTTAGCCAACTCGCCCTGAGACAAGAGGATTATCGCGGTATCCTACAGCAGGTACGCGATCGTCCTGACAAATCGTGGGTCGATGGGATCGTTGCCGCAGAAGGGATGGATGAGGAACAACTCATTGCGTGCGCGACTGTCCTTTTTGAGTTGTCCCATGACCCGGAAAGGAATCCAGCAGAGAATGACATCCTTTGGTCGGCAGAGTTTCTTGATCACCTGGACACACTAGGATGGAAGCTGAGTCGGAAGTAAGGCGCGTCGGTTTCACCGGCACACAAGAAGGAATGTCTCAGAGACAGAAGAGACTGCTGCGAATAGAACTTCGGGGTGCGACTGAGTTCCACCACGGGGACTGCATCGGAGCGGATGCAGAAGCCGACGCGATCGCGAGGTCAATGGGTATTGCGATCTACATTCATCCACCGGCAGATGAAAGCAAGCGGGCGTTCTGCCCCGATCCAACTCCACACGGCCGAGTGTACCCGCCCGAGCCGTATCTCGAACGCAACCGCGTCATCGTCAATGATACCGATGAGTTGATCGCGGCCCCTAGACTAAACCAAGAGGAAGTGAGGTCAGGTACATGGAGCACGGTACGCTACGCCCGTCAAAAGGAACGTCCGATAACGCTCCTGGCGCGATGAAACGCCACCGCTGGGTCGGAGGCATGAACGCATTCTCATGCGAGACTGTCTGTGGCCTTCCGATGGATGATTCAATCCACTACACTTATGACGAGGTGGATATGATTGAGTGGGCCGCGATCGAGCGAGGGGAAGCATCGAGGTGGGATAGTGACGACCCAGAGTGCTAAGGAATGGAAGCCTCCCAATCTCAAGAAGCCAGAGAACTACTCACAGACCGTCACGTACTGTCTGGAGATGGGTCTAACGAAAGCGTTAGTTCTTCACACTGATTTGAGCCCTGACCAGATCGAAGAAGTGTTGAAGTACTCTGCCCTGTATTTCACCCAGGAGATGGCCCGTTGGCTTCAAGAGAGGAGGGAGGAACGTGTCAGAAGTAACCAAGGAGCAGTGGAAGAAACTGGTCAAGATAGTGCGGGCGCAGGACCAGTCGATCAAGGATCTGTGGGAGGAACTGGGTAGATGGAATGACGTGAGGGCAGGCGAAGAAGATGACCTTCGAGAGTTGATGGAACGGAACCGTCGCGCGGTCAATAGACTCGCGCGTCGCGTAAAGGAGATGGAAGAATAATGGAAGGTTTGCCTACTAAGGAAGTCTTTGGAGTTTCTGAGATTAAGCAGACTTCACCCTCAACGCATCGTCATCTACATGTAGAGTTCTACTTGTATGATGGAGAACAGGTGGGTGAGTCCCGCTCGTTTGACGAGATGTACGAGGTACTGGATGACGACGCCGACGGGAAGGTGCGAGCACGTATCGGCGAAGCCCTGACGAAGTTCCTGAGGGGAGAAGATGCCTAGACGCAGACTCGCTGAAGAATATCAACTGCGAGAGGACTCACTCCAACCACAGCTGAGGCCGTCCTTTAGCAAACTAATCTCAAAATTGCGTGCGCTACCCAGTCTTCAAGATCACCCCGACGCGGTGCTTGAGTTGATTCACCTGCTTGCGCACCGCTCGTTTGTGTTCGAGAAGAATCGACCAGAGCATGCTTTTAGGGCAATGCAACGAATGCACTCTCTGTGGCAGTTGTCGCTCGGAAGTCCCTCTGTGTCAGATGGCGATGACGAGGGGAATGAGCGGCAGTTGGAATCGGCTCTAAAAACGGTAACAGGAGATGAGAATTCGAAAAGTAGAAGCTTACCGTCCACTTTCAAGTGCCAAAGCTTGGTATGCAGTGAGAGAGCTACTCGTTACATCCATGGCATACCATTCTGCGACAAGCACTCGGATGGAACAGAGGAGACTATGACAAAGGTAAGGAACGATACGACTCCCGGCCCATCGCACAAGTCACCCGTCGGGTGGAAGATGAAAGGCTCCACCGGTTTCACCGTTCCTGGATTCCCTGGGAAGTGGCTCTGGAAGGCTAGTAACGACGAGGATGAGCCGCCGGACATGAACGCCGTCGTAGGCGTACTGGCATCTGGGTTTGCTGGAGGCGAAGCCCCCGATCTAGAAGACAAGAAGTTGAAGAAGAGAGTGAGGAACATTATTGAAGAACACACATGGGACACGGTGGCGACTACTCCCAGTTGTACCTGTTCTAAAGAGTTCGATTTCTTTGAGCAATGGGCTATTCACGTGCGGAAGTTGATTTGGAAGGAATTGGCGAAGTGAAGATAGCGGACATTCAACTAGCACTCGACGAATTGAATGAGGCACAAGCTCTTCTAGATGGCAATAAGGAGAAGAATGCTCTGCCTGTTCTAGCACAAGTAGCAGTGACTCTGGCACGCCTTGTGGTTCAGATTACAGCCGAAGGGGCTGAACGATGAAGGTACAAGAGCTCTATACTGAAATGTCCACAGGCGACAGTCACCTCGCTCATCTACAGCAGGCCGATAACGAGGAATATGAAGTCTGCGTTGATTTGCCCATGGATGAGGGTGCGGGCGGTGGAGTACAGCCGATCGCGGGCGTTCGGTGGGACCACAGTGAGAAGAGAATGGTGATTGAAGCATGATGGACTCACGAACCTTTCTTCACCAGAAGCTGATTCGCGTACACGGCGTTCCAGCTTATCTACGTGCACAGCTGAAGCACAACTATCTGAACACGTTCAACTACAGGAATGCAGACAGGAGGCTGGTTTGTGACCTCTGCAACCGCCCGCGTGAATCTAGGAGGCATCTACTATGAACACCAACGAGCTAGAGCGGCTGGCACGAGAGGCTACGCCGGGACCGTGGGTAATCGAGCGCGGCAGCATCGCGTGGATGATCCGCGAACGTCCGGGCGGTCCCCAGGTCGGTAACGTGATCTGCGTCGAAGACGCCACCTACATCGCCGCCACCTCCCCGGACGTGATCCTCGCGCTACTGGAGGAGCGGCGGGTACTGCGGGAGGCGCTGGCCGGGGCAGGCTCGGTGCTCATGCTCACGGTGACGAACGTACCGGACGACGGCGAGCGCCCGCACTGGTGTCGGTTCGGCCCACCGCGCCATGACGCGACATGCCAAGGGATGCTCCACGTCCAAGACGCCCTCCGCGCAGCCCTCCAAGCCGAGCCTTCGCGGGCCGAGGAAGGGGCATCGTGACGCCGGACGACTTCGACGCGAAGCTCTGCACCTGCGGCCACTTGTACGGACGCCATCCGTGGTACGACAACCCGCGCCGTTACGGAGCGTGCATCGACTGTTCGTGCAATCGCCGATACGACGCTGAGGTACAGGCGGCAGCCGAGGCCCGGCGAGCCATCGCCGCCGACCCGACACACGTCCACGGGACCACCCACACGGCCTACGCGTGCCCCGGTTTCGTCGCCATACAGGTCTGCGATGACTGCGGAACGACGGTCGCCGC